TCTGGTTCCCAGAATCCGAGTCTATGAACCAGAAACTTTTGCTGGTTTCTAATGACCCGCACCTGAGCGCTGTCTTTTTATCCGCGCGCTTCTTTGAGGCAACTGGAGCGAAGACTAACACTATGAATACGAGGATAACCGATTACGACAGGCCGGCGTTTCCGAGGCTACAGTACATCGACGCCGCCGATGCGTTAAATTCGGGCGTAAATTCAGGGACAGATGCAACGAAAGCGGGGGAACAAACGGCAGAAGTGCGCCGTAAGATACAACGCCTTCGGAAGCAGCTTCGCAGCGACCCGTAACTTTTTTCCAAACCGCGAACGGAGGAAGATTATGGCCGAAGTAGCCAGCGTCGAAATGATCGCAAACCCGTTCGTGTTCGTAGAAGCCGACACCGAAAAACAGGCGAAACAAGAAGCGCTCAGCATCTACGATTCAGACGAGTACTTCGGAGCGGCCGCTATGTCGTATGCCGACGAAATCAACCACGAAGAAACCGACGACCTATACGTTGTCCTGGTAGCCCAAAACGCGCCGCAAGGCCCGCAGGAATGGCACACGCGGATTCAGGAAGCTACAGCCAGTGCCGAACCAGCGGACACTAACGGCTAACCAGCGTCGCTTCTGCCCCGCCGCTTTTGCCCGTGTCTCCGTTCCGATGGATTTGCACGAACATCCGCCCGTCGGATTCGATAACTTGGAACATGGTAGCATCACTATGACTAACAGTGACAGTCCGATCCAGTTCTTCTAACTGTAGCTCTTCGACCGGCACCGTCAGTTGCCCGTCGGGGGTGTGTATATGAAGCCGGCTACTACAGTCGGTCGATAGTGTGATTTCGTATTCGGCTTTGACGCATTCGTACACGCCGCTTTCGCCTGGCAAATTTTGCAACGGGTCGTTCAATGCTTCGCTCATACTACACTTCATAAAAACCGCGGCGCGGGTATAAGTCTTTAGGCGCTACGCGGTGATTGCTTCTGATCCCGCAGGCTCCGACGCCAGAACATCGGCCGCTTCCTCCGGGTCCGTAATGCGGCGTTCGGCGTCTTCGCCGCAGATTTCACACGCTCCGCGAACGATCAGGCCGCTGCCGTCTTCCGCGAACTGTAGCGCTTCAACGTTCGCAAACGTGTGTTCATGGTCGATGTTCTTCCGGACGTATGCAACGTAATTGCCAGCGCGCCGGCCGATAAACCGGAAGTGTTCGGGTTCCCACTGGTTGATTAGCTCCGCCCCGAGTCGAGTCAGTGGCGCGTAATAGTCGTTGCCGCGCCCGCGGTTCTCGACACGGGTCACGTCTCCGATGAACCCGTGTTCCTGTAGCCGCTCAGCTATTTGTTTGTGGGTAACGGGTATCTCTTCGCCTTCGCGAAATGTACGCCCGTTGAACTTCTGGTTCCTGGTTAAGGCGTACACGTCTTTGGTACTTATGCGCATGGGTTCTGTTAGCACCGGGTTTGCTATCCTGTAGCGTCTTACGCTACGCTTTCGCCTACAAGGTTGAACCAAATGAACGTGGTGGGTACGTATGTGAACACCTTATTGCCCGCAGCTTCGCTGCGGGCTTAGCCCCCATCGTCTATGACCTTTCCGTTCTCGTCAGTGCGGCCGGATTTCGTTAGGTTGTATTGCATCTTGTCCTGGTACGCCTGAGCCACGTCTATGCCGATCAGTTCGCACAAGACGTGAACCGTAATCAGCGCGTCGGCGGCTTCTTCCGCAACCGCCGGGCGTTTAGCCGTGATTTCGCCTTCACTATCGCTTTGGCGTTCGATTTCATCCAGGGACATGGTTTGCGCTTTCTCGTGTAGCGCTTCGGATAGCAGGTGCGTGTCTGATTGTGGATCTCCGGACAAGTCCTTCTTTGCGGCAAAGGTCAACTGTCCGATTGCTTCGTGTAGCTCTTGGATTTCTTCGCGAACGACGCTTTCCTGTGCGTCGATTTCGCCGATTGTGTAATCAGCGTTTAGCACGTCTTCGCAAAAGCGCTGCGCTGTCCCTTCGTAGAACGTGGCGGGGTCGTCGGGTTTGTCGGGGTCGTCGGACATTACAGCTTTATTGATGAACCCGCCGCACTTAGGCGTTTGGCATGTGCGCTGAATGTTTATTCAGCGCACAGTCTCCGACTGTGCGCTTAGATTCCGTACTGATCAAACGCGGCGTCGGGAAGCCGCAGTTTCCGCAGTGGGTAGTGCTTTTTCACGGTTGGATCGGTAAGGCGCTCGGACAGTCGCGGCAGGTCGATCCCCATGTGTTCCGCGTATAACTTGTTTACTTCCGAGTCCGACAGCAGGCCGGCGTACGGGTTAGTTTTCAACGTTTTGCTATAGCGGTACAGCAGCGCCGTTGCATAGCCCTTCCCAACCCGCGTTAACTCGTAATCAGGCGTGCGGGCATGACTTCCGAGACTATCGACTGTTACAATGTCCTCGGTAGCCATGCGGTTGCTATGACGGTGTACGGTGTTAATGTCGATAGACCCGGTACGCGGCGGTACGTCTTCGGCGTACCATTTCCAGGATAGCGGAGACATGCCGCCCTGAAAAATTTGAAGCCGGCGCACCAAGTCGATCCAGTTGCCTTCGCCAGGGGGGCTTTCTTCGTCCGCCATAGCGACGCCCCTGCCGACAGGTTCGGTAATCATCGGGGCGTACGTCTTACGCTGGTTTTCGTTGCTCAGGGCCATACTATTATAACCTGCCGGCGTCATAAAAAGGTTCCGTGCGCTGCTTCGCAGCGCACTACGGACCGAATTTTCCGCTGTCAAACGGTTGTATCTGCGGTTTCCGGTCGAAAAGGAGAAAGTCGCCATACCGCGGGACGCGGATCGCAGTGTCGAAGATTTTAGAGCCGTGCGCTGGATCGACGCCGTAGTTCTGGATGATAGTTTCTTTGACGGTGATTTCACTAACTTCGTAACGCCGCAGCGTTTTGTATAAACGGCACAAGAGCGCTAAGACTTCGGGGCCGGCGGGGTCGTAAACAGCGTATACATCCGCCCCTGCCTGTGAATGTGGTCCGGATTCTACAGGTTCCAACCCACGGAAGTCTTCTTGTAATAGGTAGTGTGCCGAGTCTTTCGTCAGTGTGTTGGTCGGATCGCCTTCGACGGCGGTTCTGACGGTGGTTAAACCGCGCGGCGCTGCCGTTTCTGACATGATAGCACGCGCCAATGCCGCCTTTTTGCGGAGCCTTTCGCCTTCAAACGGCGCAACCTGGCGGTATTGTATTTGTTTGTACGGGCGCGGCAATGCCAGTTCCTCCGCAGCGCGTTTGGGGTCGTCGGGTATTTCGATCGGTTCCATCATAGTTCTACACTACCTTTGGAAGCGCGCGGATTATAACTTCTTCGCCGCCGGCTTAGTACCGGGGTCATTAGAAACCAGCAAAAGTTTCTGGTTCATAGACTCGGATTCTGGGAACCAGAATCCCTCTTCTTGTAGCAACCAAAATGGGCCTGATAAGCCAGAAACCTTTGCCGGTAGATTAACGAAACCGGGGCCTTAGTGCCTAAGGCCCCAAAGTAGTAGTAATTAATCTGGTAGGTCGGCAATAGCAATGTCGTCGGGCCTCTGCCGGCAGTTTATAAGGCGCATGTCAAACAGCTAAACGAAACCGTTTCGTAAAGTTAGCTGATACGTCAACCAGCTATGTCTAACGTTAGCTGATCTTGGTTGACACGTTCTTCGCTGCTGTGGTTCCGCGTTTAAGGCGGCAGGCTTAAACGCTTCCGGCCCGCCAGTTTATACGAGGTAAAACGATGACCGAACCCGAACAAAAAGAACGACACGAAGAAGCAACGCAAACAGCCCCCATGTGCTTGGATTACTTCGGCTCCGACCTGGCTTCGCCGATCCAAGCGGCCGATGTTTCCGAAGGCGACGAAATCCGGGCCGAATTTTGGCACACCAAAACGGCTGTCCGGAGCGCCCGAAAAGAAACCGTGCGGGCCACCGGAGATTCCGCAGGTGTTATCTATTGCCACAGTGGGAACTACTACAAACCCGCGACGAACGACAGCGGCGGCTTCGCAAAAAACAATGATATGGATGATACGGGGATCTTCGGCGAAGCCGTGTACGTCTTCGAAAGCGCTGCGGTGGGGGCTCAGCGCGAAGCGCGCGAAATCCGGACCGACGGCGGTGTAGAAGACGCCCGCCCCGCTGATCTTACCGAGGCAATGCGTATTATTCTCCGATCCACCGAGAATACTCCGGACCCCGAAGTCATCGACAGCGTGCGGGTAAACAGCGTTGCCGACTTCGGCACCCGCGACCGATCAGTAGTCACGTTCAACCAGCGCTTGTCGCCCGCCGAACAAACCGCGGTGAACGATGTTCTGGCCGCCGCGGGCTTCGACCTGGATTACACCGAACAACACGGGTTGCATGAATCGCGCGCGTTCTACTACACTCCGACCGGCAAAAACGCGGGCAACGCGTACCAGGTTGCGGCGGAGGAACTGGCGGCACAGTCCGAGTTTTCTCGGTTCAACCCTGTAAAGGGCGCGCGGGTTGACGTGCTGTATGACTCGGAGCGCTCCGAAAGCTTACAGAACCGCTCGGGGGTTGTGTTGAACACGGTCCGGGACTATGACCCAGGGGCGGACATCGGCGGGCGGTTGGGAATCCGGGGCTATGACGCTGATCGAAGCCGGGTGTTCGTGGCTCGGATGTACCAGGACAAGCCCGAAGAGTGGCCCGTGTACCAGTACACGAACGAACTGTCCGAGTCCGAAGCGAAGGTGTTGGTCGATAACCTGGTTCGCCAGGACGTTACGACTGACGGCCCTGTTTCGGCGTCGGATTTCTCCGGTTCGTTCATTCGGTTGGGTGTTGTCGAGTCGATCAGGTGGAAACCTGGCCACGAAGAGCCGATCAGTCCGCCGATCTAAGCCAGCGGATTAGACCAAAGCGACAGACTTATTAGTTACCCCGTATTCTACCCAAGTGGGTCGAAAACCCATGACGGAAGAAAACCCTGCGGCCGAATGGCGTGCTGTCGAATTGGATAGTGAAGCGTTTAAACGCGAATTTGAGGGCGGCGACCCCGTTCGGATTAGCTACGAAAAACCCGACGGGACCCGCGAAATGACCGAAGAGTTGGTTGTTTGCCTGCCGGCGAAAGAACACGCAGTAAACCCCGAGTGGGGTCACAAGTTGGTTGCACTCGAAGAAGAACCCACGAACTTCCCCGAGGAATACCACCGAGTCAAAGTGTTTACCGACTGCGGCACCGTTCGCGCTTCTGACGGGATGGATACGGAATCGTCGCCCTGGTTGGTCGGCGGGAAAGCTACCGTTTGGACCCAAGTCGGCGGAGACGAAGAGGAAGAACAATGAACGGGAACCTGGCGGCCCGGGTTTCGGCCGGCAACGCCCCACCCGAGCAATACGCCACCGAACACAGGGGCTTCGAACCCGGTGTTCGGGGGTCAAACCCTGGGGTTGACGGGGCGAATGACGTGTCCGACCGGGTTGTTTCCGGCGCTGTTTCCGATTACGCCACCTGGTTCTTGTCGGAGACCCGGTTGCTGGATGTTCCGCTGGATCGGGTGTCGTTTGAAGTTACTGGCCGTTTGAAGCGGTCGAAGGCGGTAGCCTGCCCGCGCCATGACTCGGATAATGGCCGGCGGCGCTGTAGTCACATTAAGTTGAAGCGCCAGTACATCCATCGGGAACGGAGCACATGGTCCGAGATATGCGAAACGATCAGGCACGAACTGATACATTCCCATCTGCATATTCAGGGGCTTCCGCACGTTCACACCCCCCGGTTTGTGTGGTTGGGGAAGGCGCACGGCTGTAGCGACATGGACCGGTACGAAGGGAAGCATTTGCCCCACTTCAAGTGTGGCTGCCGGGACTGTCCGTACGTCTGTTACCCGAAACAGCGTAACAGGACCGTTCGGTTCTTCGAAGCCGCGGAAGCGGGTTCGGGAAGCCGGTGTGAATGCGGTTCGTCGGACTTGTATATCAACCGGCTTGAAGAAGGCCCGCAGCTTTTGGCGTGTTTCGGTCCGAATGACGGCGGATTTGGCGGTGTGGTTTCTGGCGGTCCAGGTCCGTCAGTGGCTCCGGTTCCCCGTACCGTTGCCGACGAGCCGTAGGACCTGAGTCTTCGGCTCAGGTCGAAGCGTTTATTACTTTGCCGTTGTTTTAGGCAACTGGGTCGAAAACCCATGAACGAAGCCGACGAATACGGCGCTGCGGCAGAAGAACCGGACGGAATGATCATGTTAGCTGAGGCCATGGACCGAAACACTGCGGCGATTGACCGCCAGAACCGAGTCCTGGCGGCGCAGGCAGAGATTCTTGGTCACGCGGTCCGAATGTGGGGCATGGAACACAGCCGCGCGAATGGTCTCAACGAAGTCCGGGCGGCAGAACGCGAAGCTCGGCGGTTCTCGAAAAACACGGACCCGAAAGTCTACGGGGGCAACGAATGAGCTTAACCCCGAACGACCTGCGTATGATAGCAGGGACGTGGTTGGCAATGGCCGCACTGACAGTCCTGTACTTGGTGCTTCCAGCAGGCGTCTTCTTGGCGCTCTTGTATCTCGGAATCGGCTTCCCTGGCGCGCTGTTTCTTAGCGCCGTAGCCATGTCGCTACAGGCCGCAGGGATCTTCTGTGTCGTCTACCACCGGGCGAAAAAGGAAGAGCGGCCGGCAATTTCGAAGCACTAAGCGCGCTGCGCAGCAGCGCACGGTTCCGCGGCTAATTTTTCAAACAACCCAGTACCCAAGCGCAAAGGCGAAGCCGATCAGGCCGCTTGTAAACAGTACAAGGTTGGCCGTGCGGTTGGTGGCGTCTACTTGTAAGCGCTCGGGGGCGCTGTAGCGGCGGAAGTTTAGCGGGAAGAGCCAGGGGATTCCGGCCGGGTTGATCGTATCGACCGCCAGGTGCAACACAACGGCGCTGTAGGCCGTCAGTGCCGCGGCGATCCCGAAGCCCTGCCCTGCCGTGTCGAATAGTAAAAACCCGACAGCACCGAGTAGCAGGGGTGTTAGAAGTGTGTGCGCTGCGGTCCGGTGTCCCAAGTACTGGTTTTTGACGTAACTGTCTATATCGGGGGCAACGCCGCAGAGTAATGCCCAACCGAGTAGCGCCCCGAGCATCCAGCCCGACGGCCTGTATTCCAGTAATGTTGCTCCGATCCACCCGGCCGAATACAGTAGTAGCGTTGCCCCGGCGTGTCCTTCGTAGTGCATGTGCGCTATTACATAGCGCACGGGAAGGTAAAAAAGCGGCGGCGAAGCGCAGGCATGTGCGTTGAACGTTTATTCAGCGCACGGGACCAAATGCGCTGCGCAGCAGCGCACAGGAACCGGCAAAGGTTTCTGGTTCGTTACACTGGTTTTCGTTGCCCTGATTCCCTCTTCTTGTAGCAACAAAAACTGGCGTAATTACCCAGAAGCTTTTGCCGGTAGATTAACTAAAATGCGGACTCAGGCCCTGAGTCCGCAAAGTAGTAGTAATTAATCTGGTAGGTCGGCAATAACCAACTAAGCAAGGCCCCTGTCCGCTACTTCGTAGCGGACCAATGGGTTTATATACGCCGCCGATGTACTGTAATTTGCCGGCGTGGCGTAGGTTCATCGTCTTCCCTAACGTGCGTCGGTCGGTTCCCCGCCGCGGGCCTGCTAAGCCTGCCTTCACGGGCTATCGTGTCCGGAAGGCATACGGGGCTGATCATAACGTTCGGGAAGCGCAGGGGGTCGCGTTCAATTTCGTTCGCTCATGGCTTGGGGCATTCCCCAAGCCGAAGTCGGAATATTAAGGGCGTAGCGCTCAGCACGTCAGACTATGCCCGAACACGAAGTTATCCGCGGTGAATACGAGTATACTCTGAGCCCTGGCGAAACGTGGGGCCACAAGGAAATCTATGCCGAAGGTGAACGTGTTAAAATCGACGCGCGCGCTCCGAATGCTACGATCGAAAACGTCGGTATCGAAGGCCCCGTACCCGATGATAACGGGCGGATCTTCTACTTCGGCTGTTTCAACGAAGACGCCTACACGCTGGTTCGGAATGTTTACGTCGGTGATGGACTGACTTCGCATGGCGGTTTCGTAAACGCCCGGCATAAGGGTGAACTGATCTTTGAGAACGTTAGTTTGGGTCCGACGAACTATCCGGGTCCGATTCATGACGCACACGGTTTATACGGGTCTCCGCCGGGCAATGCGGACGTGGCCTGGCCGAAGACGCCCGGCGGCCAGGGGATCTTCCGGTGTGATAGCGTCTATGTTCGCGACTGTGATGGGTATGGCCTTCGTGTCGGTGCTGATAACTGCGAACTAAAGAACGTTACCGTGGTTGGTGGGGTCAAAGCAATTGCGAACTTGTACGGCCAGGGAACCTACCTCGAAAATATCGACATTGTGGATTCGGGCAAGGGTATCCAGGTCGGAGACCATGACGAAGATAACGCGAAGCTTCTGCCGAAGGTTCCGGACGTGACCTTGGGGTCGAACGTTAGCATCGACGCCGGCCAGGACATCTTTACGCCGCCACACCGCGGTAGCGGCGACCCGGAGGACATGGATACGTGGGAAGAACCCACGGTAAACGGGTCGTATGATTCGAACCCGGACCCGACGCCGCCGGAAGGGGTGCCGATGAATGCCGAACAAGCGGCGAAGGGCCAGGGCTATGGCTCGGCACAGAATGACGGTGAACACCGCTTTGTCGTAGACGATGAGGGCGGTTCCTCGGAGGTCGTACGCTACTGGGTAGACGTTTCGGGGTGGGTCAAAGCTACGGAACGGACGAACATCGGTGATGGGGACGAAATCGCTGAGGATGAACACAGTGCTACCGGGAAAGTCGAAGGCGGCACTGACGTATACACTGTCATCAGCGAACACGACCCGCATATCAATAACGTGCGCCTTCGCGGCACCGAAGCGGGCCTGGAAAACGTCAGTGTGCGGTTGAACGGACAGCCGATACCGGTCGAAACCGAGGTTATCGAACCGGAGCCCGAACCGGAGCCCGAACCGGAGCCTGAGCCCGAACCGGAGCCGGACCCGCAGGAAACCCACCTGATCGAAGTTATTGTAGACTCGGATCAGGATGCTAATTACGACTTCCGTGTATCCGGGCAGATTATTCCGCCGTCGGAGGGCGGCGAACCGCTCGGAAGTACGGACAGCATTATGCCCGACATGAAGGGCGTCGAAGGCCTGGTACGCGGCGGTTTCGGACAGGACCCCTTCGCGTACACTGGCGAAATCACCGAGTTTAACGCTGATAACCCGGTTACGGTCCGGATCGATGGGGACGAAGTAGATATTGATGAAATCGGCGGCGAATCGACGATTCCCGAAGACGCCGAAGTGCTTGAAGCGTTTGCCATTGAATCGGAGGACATCGATGGGACAGCCCGCGGGTATCAATTTGCGTGTTCCGGCGGCCGAATGTACTACGACGGGGATCAGTCGGCTTCGGACACGGATTACGTCAAACCCGACGGCCAGCAGGCCGGTGGAATGGTGTGGGTTGGTAACTCGGATGGGCTCTTCCGTATTGACCCGGGCGCTGATTTGAGTTACGAAGGCGACTTGTCGGGCCTGCGGATCGAACGGGGGGGCTCGGTAATTCATGACGGCGCTGCGGACGAAGACAGCGGCAATGATCGGGACTTCGAAGCTGAGCGCGAAGAGTTTGAAGAGCGGTTAACTACCTTTATAGCGCAGCACGCCCTATTCAATTCCGTAGGAGGATCAGATTAGAATAGAATGCACGAAACAATCGATATGACGGTTTTGGCTCCGATGCTGAAAACCGTAGGGGCCGGTATTGCGTGGGGCATTTGGCGCTACGCGAACAACCGCGCGAAATCGGGCGAACCGTTCGATGGGTCGCGCTTCGGTTCTACGGTTGTAGTCGCGGCGCTGATCGGAGTTATGTCGGCGGCGGCCGGCAACCCCTTGGATCAGGCGACGTTTAGCCAGCAAATGGCGGCGTACGTCCCGCTGATCGGTATCGTTGATAACGTTCTTTCGAACCTGCTTCGGAAGTACGTGTCCGGAGATCGGCTTGAAACCATTTACAACGGGTTCAAGTTCGTGGAAACGTCCGCCAATGCTGCTTCTACTGCCGGCTTCGAAGAAAAGGTGAACCGGCTGGCCCGCGGTGAAGAAACCGAGTTTACGCAGGCGGATGTTAATGAGTTTATGGGTGCGTTGCTGTCGAGTTACGCGAACGACAGCACCCCCGACGAATCTGTCGGCTTCGATTTCTCGGATTCGGCGGAGGGCGGTTCGCCTGATTCGGCAGAATCAGGCCGGTGGGACGAAGACAAACCCGCCGACTACGATCCAGGAACCCGCAGGTAGACGCGCTACGGAGTGGCGCGCTTTTAAAGAGCGATAAACCGGCCAGTTACTTCTATGTCTACTGACGGTACTGACGGCAACGATAACGACACGACCGCCGATATTCGCCTGAAATCGGACGGAAACATCCGCGCGGCACTAACCGAGGGCTCCGAACCCGCCCCCGAGGGCGAAGGACCCTGGTTAGTAAACGGCGTTCTCTTAGCCGACGGCGAAGTGACGCACGGACTACACGGTTCGAAGTACTGGCCCGGCGAAGAGCAAAAGAAGGCCGCTTTGACCGGCGTCGGGAAAGAATTTAGCGTTCTACACGAAGACAAGGCAGTAGGCAAAGGACGCGTCACTGACATGGCCTACCAGCCTGGCCTCGGTACTGTGTACGAAGCCGAAGTAGACGACTGGGAATTAGCTGCGGCGCTTGGAAACGGCACTTTCGACGTTTCGTTAGAAGCTTCTGTCCCGAACCATGATCATATCGAATACGAGGAAATCGGCGGCGAAGAAGTGCCGTACATGACTGATTACAGCTACAATCGTATCGCTGCGGTTGCCGGTGATGGGGCGTCTGACGCGAATTACTCGACTTTGGGCTCAGCGGCGGATAACCCTGCTATCGCCGCTTTGGCGCACGGAGGAACCGAACGGACTCATAGCGCCCTGGCTTCGGCTTTGGCGGCAGGGGACAGTCCTGCCCCTGATAGTACCGGCGGCAACCAGGAAATGGTTGAAGCAACGATCGAAGTGCCGATTAATGGGTATCCGATCGATTCGAAGACGCTGGTATCAATCGCCGAAGATAATGACATTGGTTGGAACGCGCTGTTAGACGCGGCTTCTGAGCTATCGCCCGAAGACATCACAATCAAAGCCGAAGAGGAACCCGAACCTATCCGCATTTATTAAGGAATAGCTATGAATTAGGCCTTATGACCGACACGGATAATCAGGACCGGCGCTTTGTCGAAATCCCGGAAGAGCATTTTGATGAAACCAAGGCGTCGCTTTCTGAGGCCGAAGACGAGAACGAAGAGCTACGGGCGTCGCTTAAGGAAGCCGAGTCTGACAAGGAAGAGCTACAGGCGTCGCTTGAAGACGTGAAGGCCGAACGGGACGCGGCAACTGCGCAGGTCGAAGCCCTGAATCCCGTTACTGATATGCTCCGCGCGGCGTTGAAGGCCCGCGGCGGTTTGGCCGATGATTTTGTCGAGAACATGAGTGCGGACGAAGTGCTGTCGGCTATCGATGACCCCGAAGAGTACATCGTTGATCCTGAAAGCGCTGTCGAAGACAGCGCTGGTGGGGGTAGCACGTCTTCGGTTGGAAGCCCCGAAGAGGGAACCCCTCAGACGGCAAACGGACAGCGCCCGGACATGGATACGGAAACCGAGGAAAAGGTCGCTGCGCTCAGCGCGAAGCGGGACAAGGCAAAGCAGATGGGTTGGGACGCTGCCGCGGAGCAAGCGCAGGAAACGATCGACCAGCTTACGGCGTAAAATTGCCGGAAACTACACCGCAAAACAAACATACTAAGGATTACAATGCACGCTGAATTTTCCGACACTGATACGTTAACGTGTACGGTAGACCCGAGTGCCAGCACGGACCTTAGCCGGCATGACGCCGTGAAACTGACGGGCGACCGGCAGGTTGCGGCGACTGACACCCAGGACGAAGCTGTCTTCGGCATTGCTCAGGGCGACCCGAGCCCCGGGCCTGCGGGCCGGGACGACATCGTTACCGTGTCACTCGGCGGGGTGAAGAACGCAAACGTTGCCGACGAGTACGATGATGATAACGACGGCGCTACTGCCGACGTGGCTGTCGAAGCGCCCGCGTTCTTAACTCCGAGTGGCAACCCCGGCGAATTGAAGCCGATCCACACGGGCGAAGACCCGCAGGACGGGCCTGAGCTTCGGCTTTTGGCCGCCCCTGACGGTGATGGGATGGGACAGGTCTTGGTCCGCTAAAACACAGAACGCGAAAGAATAACATCAAAAACACGAACACTAAAAGTATACTAACATGCCTGATCAACCTGCACTCAGTGCCGACGTGCTAAAAGACCCGGACATGGTAAACGCGTTCCTCTTGGACCGTGTTCGCCACCGCCAGGTCTTCCAGAACGCATTTCGCGAACAAGACGTTTCCAGTGTCGGGGATGACGAAGTTTCATTCCATGTCGATAACGGCAAATACGACACCGAGGAAATCGAAATTGTCGAAGAGGGTTCGGAGTTTCCCGAGCGCCAGGGTGATGACCGTACGGTCCGAGCGCAGCGGTACAAGTACGGCGAAGAGTACAACATTACCATGGAAGCCGCCCGGGACGATGCCGCGGGCGAAGTCGCTATCGAAGCGGAGCGGAAGATCAATCGTATGGCGAATACGATGGATGCCGCGGCGTTCCGCCAGGTCGAAGCCGGCGTTGCCGGAAACGACCATAGCGCCATTACCCCGTCCGGGTCGAACGGTGAACTGACGTACGAAGACTTCGTAGACGCGGATACCCAGGTCCGTGACTCGGAGGAAGGCGAATACGCCCCGAGTGCCTTGTTCGTCGGATTCCAGGGCCTCGGAGACGTGCGTAAGATGGATGAGTTTACGCACGCTACCGCCGAAGGCGACGAAACGATCCGCTTCGGGCGGGTTGGTTCGATCGCCGGCCTCGGTAACGTCTATATCACCGGTTCGCCCCTGATCGACATGGGTTCCGGCGAAGCGTACGTGGTTGACGGGGAATGGTTCGGCCGGCGTGCCGAGTGGCTTCCCCCGACGACCCGCGCCGCAGGTCCCGAGCAGGGTAGTAACTTCGACAAGCAGATTGACACCAAAATGCAGATGTATACCCTGATCGGGTATACAGAGACCCACCCGAACGCAGCAACCCGAATCGGAAACTAACGTTGCTGCTTCGAAGGTAGTTCCGGCGCTGAATCAGTAGCAAAGACTTCCTTTTTTATTTACAACGGCAACCAGTTACAACTATACCATGTCCGTTTCGCCAGGTTCCTACAGCAGCGACGTGACGCCCGATGATGTTCGCGACGTTTTCGAACGCGAAAACGAAGGTAGCGAAGCCCCGTCCGAGAATTCGAAAGGCAACGCCGCAGCAGAAGACGCTATCGAATTTGCGGAGCAATTCGCAGGCGCTCGGATTTACGACCGGGTAACTCCGCGCGTCTACAACGAAGTAGTTGCGTATTTGGCCGCAGATTACTTGTACGCACCGAAAACCACAGTCAGTAGCGGCGAAAAGAAAACCGTGAAATCCGGCGGCGAATCCATTACCTACTTCAAGAGTGGAGACGCCGAAACGGATGACAAGTTCGCCGAAGTCGCGGAACTACGCGACACGTCGAACCGGCTGTTTACGAAGACTACCAGCGGGTTCCTTGTCGGAGGATAGTCGGAGAAAACACCTATGGCTTCTGGGTCCAAATTCGTTGATCTTATTGGGTACACCGAATGGTTATCCGAGTTTACAGGCGCGGCAGAACGCTTCGGTGCAATGGGACAGCCGACGTACGTCGTAGGCTCCGACGTTTACTATGCCGCACACCAGGAATACGGCACTTATAAAATGCCAGCCCAACCCCACTTGCGGCCGGCGACTGATGCAATGCGGGGCAACATAGACAAGTACTTCCGCAGCGCGTCGAATCCGGACGAAGCGTTGAAACGCGCGGCGGCGGACTTAGCAGGCGACGTACAACGCCGCGCGCCAGTGGATACCGGCACTCTGAGGGCTTCGTACGCCCCGCCGGTAAAAATCCGGTAGCTACTGCCGTAGCTACCAGCAAAGTATAAACCGCTGGCCAGTGTAAAAATATTAACGAGGCTAACTTAGAATGAGCGACGAGAACGACTACTACACGGAGACTACCCCTGGGTTCGAAGGCGACAAAGTACCCTTTGCGGTGCTGGATTACCCCCGGAACACGAAGGAAGTGCTACTCCGTGCAATTGAAGACGCCGCCGAAGAAGCGCCGCCAAACATCGAATGGGGTGCAACGACCGATACCGTAATCATCGAAGGGTCCGGTGTCGCTGATTACTTCCTTTGGAACGTTGCCGATGAGATAAAAATGTCCGAATTAGAAGCCGCACAGAGTTACGAGTATCAGTTCGCGGAGCAACTGGTTAAACTGCGGCATTGGGTAACTGAAAGCGAAATCGAAACAGAGTTACCATAACCATGATTTCGGCAATTGAAACGGTGCCGACAATTCTCGGACCTGCCGGCCCTGCCGGTGAAGCCGGAATCGCGTGGGTAGTATTCGTGACACACGCCTTTGTCGGCTTCATTTTCGCCGCATACGAGTGGTTAGCCGAAATGACCCGGAAGCAGGAAAAGGCGAAACAGGACGTATACGAGTACCATAACACCGGCGGAACCAGGGCCTTCGAAGTCGCCTGGTTTTGGTTTTCGGTGAAACGGAACGTGAACCGGGTGCGCCATTCGATCTTAATAGCGTGTCCGCTGATCCTTGGAATTGCCGGCCTGGTATGGTTTACCGTTGTGTGGATCGCAATTAAAATCCTGATCTAAGCCACAAATGATAGCATTACCCACGGAAGCGTATGTAGCCATCGGAAAAGTCGTTGTAGCTGTCGGCATTGTGCTTGGACTTTTCGCCTTTGGCGCGGTACTGCTGGCCGCTTTCTCTGCCTTGTGGTGTTGGGGGCTTAGCAGGGCGTCAATGGTCGCGTGGGGCCGGTTTCGAGAAAATGATGACCCGCCGCCCCCTGTGTGGCGAATCCGCTTAGCGGGCGTTCTCAGCGTTTTGGCGTGGTTTGAATTTAGCAAAATCCAGCGGGTGTATGACGGGGCCAAAGAGGTAGCAGAAGAAAGCGACACGGCTACCGGGGCGTTCCAGCGCTACGCGAAAAAGTTGTACTCGGAGTAGGTGCGCTGAATAAACATTCAGCGCACGTTAGTATTCGCCCTGATCATAGGGCGACCGATCGTAGCATTCCAACCGGACAGCCTTGTCTTCGAAGTTTACACGCGCCACCAACCAGCCCTTTCGGAACGCTGAGCGGATATACACATGATAATGCGGGTCCGAGAAACTGACTTCGACACTGCCGTCGGGCTTTGCTTCCGCTTCAAGTCCGTTGTTATGGCTGATGTATTCCGCATAGGCTTCGGCTACAGCGCCAGGGGAAGGGGGTTTCGTCGGGTCCGGTTTTTTACCCTCGGTATCCAGAAGCCTATCCGTACATTCGGGACAGTACGCAGGGCTGTCCTCGGAATGTATTTCCGGAACCCCCATTGCCAGGCTTACGGGCATTCGCGTTCCACACCCGCGGCAAACCCGCGCGCCTGCCTTCGGTTCTATGGTTGCCTGCCCGCGGTTCACGTTCATGACGATTTTCGAAAGCGGGCGTACGACATGGGACCAAGGCTCTTCAAACCAAACGTGCTTTCTGTCCTCTTCGTACTTCGGGGTGAAAATTTCTTTCACCGTCATTTCAGCGCCGCCTTCGGACCTGTCGCGTTCGTCCGCAGGGTCTCCGCGCGGGTACACAATGGTATCGCCCGGCGCGATTTCGTAACTATCCGGCCTGCCGATTTCGCCGACTTCGCCGCGTTCGCTTTCGTACATAGGTTTGAACCCACACGGTTAAAACAACCAGGCGGTCATAACTCTTTTGCGTAGACGGCATAAAAAAGACGTATGGATACCGGAGCGATAACCGAATTACACGAAGAATTTGCCTTCCCCGGAACACTCGTAACCTCAGAAGACGGCGGCAGGGACCCCGACACCGGCAGGCCGATTAGCAACGAAACTGCCTATGACGTGGGAATCAGGATCGAATCGAACACCAAGCCGACACAACGACAGAACCCGAGCGGCAACGCTGTCTTAGCCGACGCGACTATCAGGCTCAGCGAAGCCGAACTACAAGAGCTTGGAACCTACCCAGAAGAGGGCGACGAAATCAAAGACGCACGCGCGCCGCCGAAGGGCGGCAAAGAATACGAAATTATAGACGTTAACAATTATAATACGGGCGTCGTTGAATGTGATTGTGAAAAGATTACCGACAAGGAGCGTTAACGCGCGTTAACAATGTACGAAATCCGCGTTGCATTACGAAAGCTGATACTGGATGAATGGACCCCTGCCGAGTCTTTAGGACTCGGCTTAGCGGCAACGGACAGCGGCGAAGACGACATAGCGGTTAGCTTAGGCGGATCGCCCGACGAAGAGCTACCCTACCCGCAAATTACGATCCGTGGGGCCGGCGGAAGCGGCGGCGTTCGCGGGTTAAAAGGCACCGGCCGGGGCTTTGTAAACCAGTACGACGGGCGTGCGGACATTCAGGTGTGGGCTGGTTCGTATCAGACTCTGCCGCCGAGTTTTGAAGCCTCGGGACAGCGCTATGATCCCCAAGAAGCCGGGTCGAAAATCGGTACGCAGGTTCGCGACATAGTACAAGAGGAGTACCTGGGTGTCCCGGACCCGGATTCTTCGACCGGGGATACTCTGACTACGGACCTGCGGGCGCTGTCATTCCCGTTTATTCTTCAAGATCCTGATATGGGTCCGGAGCCCTATTACTACGCGACTGTCGAAACCGGGTATCGGATCAGGGCGTAATTACCTTCGGTAATTACGCGGGGTTCGCAGGCATCTGGCCTTGCTTTTGCCAACCTACCAGATTAATTACTACTACTTTGGCGGCACAGGACCTAACGAGCCGGTTTCGTTAATCTATCGGCAAAGGCTTCCGGGTAATTACGCCAGATTTTGTTGCTACAAGAAGAGGGAATCAGGGCAACAAAATCCTGCGTAACGAACCAGAAAAGATTGCCGGTTTCTAATGACCGCGGTACTCAGGCCCGTAGCCTTGGTGCTTTGTTCCGTGGGTTGAATGTTTATTCAGCGCATATGCTTACGCTTTTGCTTTACGGTCCCGTGCGCTGCTACGCAGCGCACCGCCGAGTTTTCAAACCCTTTAAGGAATCCACTATAGACCATAATGTCACGCAACACAGAAGGCGGATTACTACCTTCGCGTATCGAAATGATAGCGGAGGAAACCGTCGGAGTTACCCCGTCTGATCCTTCATGGCAAATGATTAGTGACCGGGTTACTGACTTCGAACCCGAGTTTGGCCCGGAAGCCGTAGACAAGGCCGGCACCGGCCAACACGATAACGAATACGCCGAAGGTCTTGAAGAGAACGAACTAACGATCAGCTACGATCTACAGCGCTGGTTTTACGACGGCTCAGGCGACGCGAACGACCTGAGCGCCTACGGCATGTTCCGCAGTGCGTCGGGCCGGCTTCCCGGCACCGTATCCATCGTAGAACGCGCGGCAACCCACGAAGACGGGGAAGGGTCCCCGAACGCCGCAGCGTCTACCGTTCACGCTGATTACATCGGGGACGGGGCCGCCGGCCCGCGCCATAGCCACCTGTATACCGTGGCGCGTGGCGGCTTAGTCGATGAGCTAACCCTTGAAGGCGACCCCGAAGAAGTCTATTGGGCTGTCGAAGCGTCGCTGCTGGTTAAAAACGGGCGGAGCTACCAGTTCGACCAACCTTCGAATAGCAACCCGCTTAATCTCGAATCGCGGCTACCTGGCGGCGGTGTTAACAACGCTGATACCGGGTTGACGGTCGAAATCGAAGACGAAGGCGCGACGACTACCGAGTCTATCAACCTGGATGGGAACGATGCTTCGAACACGGTCACTACCACGTCTTCGTTTGATTCGATCGACGCGATTCAGACAGTTGACGGGCAAACCGACCATGCGGGCGACATTCTAATCTGGGAAACCGAAGGCACGGATACTGACGGTGATGGGAATGTCGATAGCTACGAGAACGCACAGTTGCTTGGTGTCCTGTACGGCAACCGGACGTACAAGAACACCCACGGAGACTACGGTGTTCCGACACTCGGCTCGGGGTCCCACGCTTCGGAAATCGGACAAACGATTACCGGCACCGACTACTTTGCTGTCGGTAACAGCTTAGTCGAGCGCCCCTACGGAAGTGCGTTCGAAGAGGCTGGTTCGGTGAATACGATCGAAATCGAACTGGAAAACGATTCGGAGTCTTCGCCGGATAATCGGAGCCGAGAAAACGCCTATCACCCAGGTATGCGGTCCGCGGAAGTGACGTTAGCTTGTGATGGGGAAACCGTGTCCCACCGAGCTATGAAGCAGGCGGCGGTGCTTGAAAAGCTGGATACGCGGATTCAGTTCGCTCGGGACGGGTCGTTGAACCTGGAACTGCCTGATGCTCCGATGGGTGAAGGCGGACGGGGGCGCAGCGCCGCCGAAAACGCACTGGAACAAGAGTTTGTCATCATGTCGGGACTCGGCGGCATTGACGCTTCTACTCCGTAGCGGAGCTACGGAGTTTAGCGCTGCTTGTCTAAGACGTGGGGATCGGTTGGACCGCGTGGAATTTGCCGCAGTTCGTTAAGTTTTGCCAGGGCGGTCCGCAGGTATTTGTCGTGTTTTTCGATGTCTCCTACTTCGAAGGCCTGGCGGCTTTTCTTGGTTGCGTCGAATAATTGACGCCGCAGTTCGCTTTCGTCCGGGTGTGTGTTTTTGCGTGACACGGCTACCCGTTGCCGGCGCTTGGTAAAAAGTGTTTCTATACGTGCGCTGAATGTTTATTCAGCGCACTTCTGCTTCGCGACGCCGGGCCTTCTTTTCGGCGAAGATCCGATGCACCCGATCTAAGAGCTTCGCTAAGTTCTCCGCGCGGTTATCTACCCGGTCCGCTTCGACCCCGGTCGTGGCGCGCCGTTTTCGCCGGGCGCGTTCGTACCGGAACGCCAGAGTGCGGCGTTCTTTGACACCGCCGGCCGCCGCGATTTGGGCTAATTCCGTGTCGGTTCGTTCTTCGTCGCTAAAGTGCTTTTGTGGTGCCGTCATTGTTCGGCGATCAGGTCAATCATCGTCTTTGTCAGTTCCGCCGCGACGCTCGGAAACAGCGTAATCGTTTGGTTCGGTTCGTATTCGTGGTAGCGGATGATCGTTATCGTTTGCCCGCGGTCCGATGGGGCGACGAACGTGCATCCGTCCCGTATTCCGTCTTCGATTCCCTGGTTGATGTCCGGACCTTCGATAACCGGAATCCAGTTTGCCCGCGGGATTTCTGTGTTGTGTGTATCCATGGTACGAAGCCACCTTGTGGCTTCGTTTGACTAAAACAGCGGCAGGCAAATAAACGTGTCGGGCCATACCATTGTGTCTGTCCTGGTATTTATTATACGGAACCGCAGCACATTCGATGTATGTCCGACGAAGAGATACCTGAGGAAGTCGAGAACTTTGAAGCCGATTGGGATCTTGAAGACACGCAGCAGGCGCAAGGCGTTCAACCGATCCAGGTCGAAGGCATGGGAAGTGCCACTGCCGAACTGATCGACTTCGGCACTATCGAATACTACCGGCGGAGGAATCAAAACAGTGCCGAAACCCGGGGTGAAGACACCGAGGACGGGGAAGCGGAGCTTAGCCCCGAGCAAATGGCCGAAATCTTTGCCAACCAGTATGTCAGTCCCGATTTCTCCGGACTTAGCGGTGATGATGTCCGGGACATGAAGCCCCTGGCCCCGTCCCGGATGCTCGAAGCGCTGATGGGTGATGATGTCGAAGTCGAAGCGAACGCTGATGGATCGGTTAACGTCAGTGAATCGGGAAACGAGAATTAGGAGAAATCGAAGTCTACGGGCAATCAGCACACACACCCGAGGGTGATGTAATCCCGCGACCGGTAGAAATCCCCGGCTTCAAAAATATCGCCATTCGGCCTTTGGAATATGGTACGATAGTCGAGTTATACGAGAACCGCCCGCGAACGCCTGCTACTCTGGCCCGGATCTTTACTGCGGCCATTGCTCCGTGTTCCGAGGAACAAGTCAAAGGTATGCAACCGGCCATGCCGGCTGTTTTAGAATACGGCGTGTTGTTAGCTTCGGGTTTGCTTGAACGGACGAAGCACGAAGGCAAAGGCGGCCGACTTGAAGATTCGGACGATGACTACGGGGACGTGGTTCGGGAAGATTCGCAGTTCGCGGCGCACAAGTCGGCGAATCAGACACGCGACGAGATAGACGATGACCTGGCGGACTTTCTGTATGTGTACGTCGGAAACTATGGAACGCCGCTCTTGGATGTCTATTCGTTAACGATCGGCGAAATAAATGCGATCCGCAAGGGGCATAACAACGCGGAAAAGGAAAAGCGAAAAAACCATAACAGCAATTCAGGGGCGTCAGTATCCCGCGGCAACGCTCAGGACCGCATTGGGTCCCGGCGCAATCTCGGATAACGCGCCTGGCGGCGCGTTGTGGCACCCTGTTAATAGTGATTCATCATGTTCGGCGGCGGTTCACAGGTCATCGAAACGCGTCTGACAGCTTCGGGCGCTGACGAAGTAAGCGCTGAGTTTTCACAAGCGGCAGCTTCGTCTAAACAATTCGCCGCTGCTACCACCGCGGCAGGTGGGGCCTTAGCCGCAGTTTCGGCTGGTGGGATCGCAAAAGCAACACAAGCAGCTGTTAATTTCGAATCCCAAATGGCGGAAGTTGCTAAGGTCACGTCCCAAGGGTTTGCCAATAACTTCAAGAGTGACATCCAGGACATGGCCCAAACCATTCCCTTGTCTACCAAGGAACTGGCAAACTTAACCGAACAAGCCGGCCGCTTTGGTGTTGCCGAAAAGAACATTCAAAGTTTCGTAACCCAGGTTGGTAAAATGTCAACCGCCACCGACCTGGCGGCGAAGGAAGCCGGCACCGCCTTTGCAAAACTTACCACATTGACAGAAACCCCCGTCCCGAAGGTGAAAAACCTCGGTTCGGCGATCAATGCCCTGTCGAACAACGCCGCCGCGTCTTCTTCGGAAATCGTTGATACGATGAAACGCGCCGCGGGGACCCTAACGAACCTCGGGTTGACTACTCAGGAAATCATCGGGCTGTCGGGCGCTATGAACGAAGTTAGCAGCAGCGCCCGGCGCGCCGGTTCCGGACTTCGCCGCGTCGCTCAGGAAATCGGCAATCCCAAGAAGGTCTCTGATTTCGCCGCGGCTTTGGGCATGACTACTTCGGAGTTTAGAAACATGCGGAACAATTCGCCAATAAAGCTGTTTAAGAAAATGGCTAAAAACATGGCGAACAACACCCAGAAAGGCAAAGCGCTCAAAAAGCAATTCAGCACCTACAGCCGCAAAACTCTGAGCGCTTTGGGTAACAATATCGAAGGCGTTAACAGCGCCATGCAGGTTTCTAACAAGGCCTTCGCTAAAGGCAGTTCGCTTCAAAAGGAGTTTGCCATTCAGTCGAAAACGGCAAAGAATCAGCTTAAGCTGCTGAAAAATACGATCGTTACGATCGGACAGCAAACCGGCGGTGTGTTCCTTCCCGCGTTCGCGTCAGTCGTGGGTGTAATTAAGAACGCCGCTCAGGCCTTCGCCGACTTTAACAGTGCGCTCGGAGGAATCCCTGGCGCGATTACCCTGATTACGGGCCTGATCGCTGGCCTTGTCGGAGCGGCGGCAGGGCTAAGCCAGTTCGCCGCGGCAGGCGCGGCTGTCAGTGCCTTTGGCGCGGCGCTCAGTACTATCGTCCCTATCGCGGGCGCGGTTGGTGTGGCGCTGTCGGCACTGTACGCCGCCTGGAAATCAAATTTTGCTGGAATCAAAACAGCTACAAACAACGTTCTGGGTTCGATCCGGCAGTTCGGGGACACGTTAGTTCAAGCGAAAAACCTCGGAACGCAGGCGATAAAACAAATCGCAGGCGCGTTTTCGCCGCTACAGTCCCAAGTTAGCCAAACCGTAAGCGGGGTCGTCTCTACTTTGACCCAAACGTTAGTTGGTGGCATCAACCGGGTAAACGGTATGATCCAGTCCCGACTAATGGACCTGGTAACGTACTGGCGACAAAACGGCCAGCAAACAGTCGCCGCAGTGCAATCCAGTTACCAAGGGATTTTCTCGGCAATCAGCAAACAAGTCGGGCGGATTTCCAACCTGGTAGAAGTGTCTGTCGATGTCCTACAAAAGGCATGGCAAAAGCACGGTGATGGGCTCATGGCCGCTGTCGTTCCTGCCTACAACACCGTCAAACGCGAAATATCGACTGTAGCGTCGGCACTGCGAAGTTCTGTCAATTCCGCAGTGACCCAGTTAACCCAAACCTGGAATCGGCATACCTCGGGGATCAAACCCGTGATTCAAGCCTACAATTTCGTATCGACTACCATTTACGATACGGTAACAGGCATCTTGAAATTCCTTACCAAGAAAATCAACACGTTCAACGTTCTGTATGCTGATCATGCTACCGAAGCAAAGCGGACTATCCGCTCGGGATACCAGGCTATCGGTCAAACGGTTCGGACTGTAGTCGGCGGATTAGCGGCTGTCGTGACTGCTGCTTTGTCGCGGGTGCAGGGGTCTTGGAAACGTCACGGCGCTCAGGTGAAGGCGGCTGTCACGAAGGCATATACTGCCGCCAGTAAGCTTGTGAAAGGCCGGCTTACTTCGTTTAGAACCGTTATCCGCGGCACTCTAAACGCGGCTACAAAACTGTGGCGGAAGCATAAGACGAAGGTGCAAAGCTCCGTGCAAAGCGTACAAGCGGCTTTGACGCCCTATCAGGCGGCGGTCGCTTCGTTCATTCCGACGCTTAGCGGGTGGGCCGCAAAGACTTCGGTCGTCGGAGGATCGTTAACCAGCTTAGCGTCTACGATCAGTGGCGTAGTCCTATCGGCCCTGTCGTCTCTTGGAACTACGATTACCGGGTCGCTGATTCCGGCAATCGGTGCCGCGGGGCTTGTCGGATCGGTAAAGGCCGCAACCACGACACTCGGCAGTTGGGCTTCGAAGACTTCGGTAGTGAAGAAAGCAGCAGCGGCGCTCGGAACCCGGCTTAATTCCCTTGGGTTGGTCGTTGCAAACCTGAAAACGAAGTACGCCGCAGTGGTGTCTACGATCGTAAGCCGCTTTGCCCCTGCCTTTGCTACAGCAAAGGGCGCTGTCCTGAGCCTTGTGACCCCGATCGCGTCGCGCTTAGCCCCGATTCTGAGCCGAATCTTAGGCCCCCTGCGCACCGTCGGGTCGTTCATTGCCTCGAAACTGGCGACTTCGTTCATCACTGCCGGCGGGAAGGCGCTGTCGCTGGTTACTCGGCTCGGAAGCCTCGGGTCCGCACTAAGCCTGTTAACAAACCCCATTGGCATAGTCGTGGCGGCGGTCATCGGACTGTATACCGCATGGAAAACCAATTTCATGGGGATTCGCGACACCACAAACCGGATCTTGTCGGCTATCAAAGCTGCATTCAACGGGGACCTGAGCCAAATCGAAGGAATCGCCCGGAATGTGCTTAGTTCCATTGTGGGCCTCTGGGAAAACAAACTGCGGCCGCTGATTAACAAAACCAAGAACATTATCCGGAATGTCGCGAATGCTGTCCGGAACGGTGCGCAAAAAATTCCCCAAATCATCCAGAAAGTCGCCGACAAAGTTAACCAATTCTGGCAAGCAGAGGGGCGCAAATGGAAAAGCACAGTCAAATTGGCCCTGGATACGATCGTAAACGTCTTCAAGACACTGAAACAATCGGTCATTTCAATTGTGCAACCGTTCTTGTCCCGGTTGACCAAGTTCTGGAAACAGAACAAGAAGGACATCCTGCTGGTAGTCGGAGCGTTAGCCACGGCGCTCAGCACAACCTTCCGCAAAATCGCCGATGTAATACTGGCGTTTGTTAACAAGGCTACCAAGTTCCTACAGAAGCATCAGGACAAACTTCGTGCGCTGGCAACCTTCGTTTCCGATACCCTATTCAGCTTACTCGGAGGGGCCTTCGACGCCATTGCAACCCTGATTCGCACGGCTATTGACATCTGGAATGGCGATTGGGAAAGCGGGCTACAGCGCATGATAGACCTGGCGAAACGGCTCTTCGGCGGCATAGTCGATTTCGTCAAAAAGTGGGGCGGAAAATTCGTCAAATTCCTCGGAAACGCGCTCAGCGACGCCTTCGACAAATTCGTGCAATTCGCTCAGGATCTAATCTTCGGGTCGCTGATTACGGATATGTTCAACGAAATTATCAGCACCCTAAAAACCTGGATTAGCGACTTTACCTCCGCAATTACCAGCTTCGTCTCCGACATTCTGCGCAAATTCCGCACATGGGGCGGAGATATGGTTACTGCGATCCAAACCATGATTACGGATATTATGTCGGCTGTCAGTCAGTGGATCAGCGACGCCACTTCGACCCTTACAAGCTTCATGTCCGACATTTTGGGGCAGTTCCGGACGTGGGGCGGGGATATAGTGACAGCGTTCAAGACGATGATTTCCGAAGTCATGACCGCTGTCGGTGGGTGGGTCACGGACGTAATAAACAAAGCCGGAGAAATGCGCCGGAAAGGCAAACAGAAAGTCCTGTCACTGAAAAAGGACGTGGTGCGAATCATCGGAGATATGGCCACACAGGCCTTCAAAGCAGTGAAGGGTATGGTCTCCGATATAACCGGCAAAATTGACGAACTGAAAAACAAAGGCGTCGATAAAGTCAAATCGATGTACAAAGACGTGGTGGGTGGGTCGATAATCCCCGACATGCGCAAAGACTCCGTGGCCGAAATGGATAAATTCGCAAAACAAGGCGCGCGAAAGATGGGTGAATTAGCTGCCGGGGCCACCGACGAAGCCGACGCGCTTCGGAGCGGCGTAGCCGAAGCCATGGAAAGCGCGCGGAAAGGCACTGCGGACGAAATGGACCGCATGGCGAAATTAACCGAGAAAGTCCCCGGCATTGCCGCAAACGCCGCCGCAGGCGGCGGGACAGTCAATATCGTAGACGTGAATATCAACGCCGAAGTCAGTGCGGACAGCTACCAGGGCGGTCGCGACGCCGCTAAAGGTATGGAAGACGAGTTTGACAGCTACCTGTCCGAGTACTAAGTTTTAAGGCTTTCTACTGTGTAGAAAGTCTATGGATCAGTGCCATGCCTGCGGTAAAGAGTTTAAAAGCGTTAATCATCATTATGCCCTGTCTGAATGTAGTTACCCCAACCTGCCTAACCGTCTGAAAAACCGTGTAGTCGGAGAATTAGCAGGCGACGGCGGGTTAGAAAAAGTATGGAAAACAAAAAGGCTTCCCTATTTAAGAGTTAGAATGGCAGGGAAATCCGGAAAAGCTTATCTTGAAGACTTAGATCGCGCTTTTTGTCAGTTTTCGTTAGGCAAACCAACCGAAACAAACAATCGGCGTTACAAAAATAGAGATAAAATTTTGTATAGTTGGCAAACAAAAACGCATCCGTTTTTTGACGAAATAGCAAAGCGGTGGTACAAAAAACGCGGTGGAAAAAAGTTTCCAAAGGGGTTGAAACCTTCGCCGGTTTTTCTTAAAGCGTGGTACTCTGGCGACGGAAGTTTGTGTTATACTAATAGCCGGTCCCGGACCCCGCGTGCTAAAATTGCTGCTTGTGGGCAGTACTCTGTTTCCAGCAGGGTACGCAATATTTTTAAACAAAGTGTTTTTAATCCCAGTTTTACTAAAGGTGTGTATAACACAGGTGTCAATGAAGGTGAAAAGTGGTTAAGAATTAGGTTTAGCACCAAAGAAACCGCTAAGTTCTTGCGGTATATGGGCAACCCACCGCCGGGCTACGGGTATAAATGGGATCACCCTGATCTTTCACCCGAAGAGAAAGCCGAAAAACCCTTCTGCTAATTTTATACGATCGAAGCACCAACATAGAAACAACCGGACTGATTTGCTTTGCCTAAGGGATACCGCCTAAACCGCACAGGGCTACCCGTCCCTGCTGACGGCCAGGAAGCCAAATATGACGGGCGTGATGGGCCGCTTGTCGATTACTCCGAAGTCGATGGGGGTAGCGTAGACCTATCCGAACTAAACTATGCTGATGCCTTACAGACGCTTTGGCAATGGGTAGACGATAACGCCGTTTGGATAACCGATAACAAAGGAACTACCAGCGGAGCCGACTATCCCAAAGTAGCCATTGACACGGGCGATAGCCCCACGTCAATTAATCACGAAGACGGCGGCGGTGGATGGACCAAACGCTTCGCGATTGATCCAGTAGGCACCCTGCGGACTGTAGCCGGCGGGGCGACGAACGGAGGAATGACCCTATCCGGGGATACTATCAGCGGAGCCGGCGATAATGAAATCGATGTCGGCGGGTCCGAAATCGTCCCGCGGGGCGATACCCGGATTCCGGACGGGGAATCAGTCTTTTTCGGAGCCGATAACGACTTCGGGGTCTCTTGGGACGACACCAATTCGATTTTGGAAATCGTAGACTACACAAGCGGCGGCGCTGCTACGGCGCTTAGCATTGCTGCGGGTTCACCGCCGGATTTGAAAAGCGGTGTTACGGCGGGTGGAAATAAAATTCCGACTGTTAGCACGGACGAAACGATTACCGGAACCCGCACGTTTACCCAACCGCTTACAATCAACACCGCAGATAACGACGTACAACACTACATGGATGGGTCAAACGGGTCAAACACCGACCCGTACACCTTTCGATATGATGACCGTGATTTCAGACTGTGGGCCGGTGGTTCCAGCGGTATCGGACGGGTTCTGGTAGCATATACAGACGGGAAAATTGAAATTCCAAACGGCATTGTTTCCATTCAAGGCGAAACATCCGCTACCGAACCCTATGTCGATAATGCAGCAAACAGCGCTGAAAGCAGCGCAAACAACTACACCGATAACCGCGTCAACCGTGCTGCGGCATACAGACAAGATCGTCTAATCAAATCCAGTTCCGGAACTGAATACTTCTATTTAGGACGCATCAACGATAACGGTGAAAACTACAACGGACGAACAAACGTCAGACTATACGGCGCACATGATCAGGGTAGTTGGAATAGTGGAATAGGAGGGTGGATAGAACTTGAGATACACTGTAGAAGCGGAAACGCGTATGTAGAACACACCCGGAAAGGGGGTTCTTTAGCCGATCCAGTCAACATTATAATTTCGGAAGAAAACGACGGGTCTTCGACAAGCAAATATCACTTGTACGTCAAAGCAAACGATTACTGTGATTCCTATTTAGTCCATGACACCCAAATGTTTGATAATCCCACCTACACGGATGGGTTATCTGGATTAAACGGAACCGGGACAGGTAACGAAAGTCAGTTCTACACGACAGCCGACAGCGCCACGTCAACCATTCGTGGGGGGCAACTGTACGAAGGCCAGGACCGGGTTGTGACCGAATCGCGCCAAAGCAGCGGCGGAATCTGGCAAAGCGGCGATTACATCAACCTGGTTACTACCACGTTCGATTGTAATCGTACTTCGACTACAAACACGAGTTTCACCGACCTGCTTAGCGATTCTAACAAACCTGCGGTCCCGGAGCCTTCGATACCGTCTTCTTGTTCCGGTCGATACATCCGACTTAGTACGCTGGTTGATACAGCCAGCGCTACCGGCACCTACCGGCTAAAGGATGATTTTAACAACACGACTTTCCCCGGAACGGAGACGACAGCCAGCACGGGCGGTGATGAGGACCCGATTATGACGCCTATCGTTCCACACGACCCCGGTGGTATCTGGCGGGGGCAGATACAAGCCAAAACTGATGATGGAACCACCGAGGTAGACATTGTGGGACTCGGAGCGCTCGAAGTGTTCACGCAAAAGGACTGATTACATGACTTGGTATTGGACTATCACTGCCGACGGTTTGCAACTGTGGGATCAGACACAAGACCCGAGTGCGGATGAACCGACAGCAGTGCGCAAAGGCACTGGATGGACTTGGGAAGGCGATTATCCCGACGCGGTGTTAGATGTCATGTATACACAAGCGCAGGAAAACAAAGTCGGCCGCACTGACTACGCCTTTTCTATTCTGGTTGACGCGGCGTTTGACCGCATTGAACGCGTATAGTGCGCGGCGAAGCAGCACACGGAGCGCACCGAGATTAAAGGCGTGAACCTACACACTAAGTCCTATGACGAAAGTTGCTCCGAGCGCTCTTGAACCCCTTTTTCCTAACAACGAAGTCGTAGAACCCCATTTTGACCGCCAGAAAGCCGACTATGTAGTCGAAGACGAGTCCGACCTGGCCTACGCGGAAGAAAACCATGACGAAGACGACCGGATCTATTTACACCCCGATGCCCGGGTACAACTGAAAACGCGCGAATACGAAATCACATGCGATTTCATTAGCAACGGCGGCACTGTAGAACAAACCACCAAGGCCGAATACGGATGGGCTACCTGGCAATTCGATTTTACCGGTGGGAATCAGGTCATCGTCGGAATCAACGCCCTTGGACCGCTATCTGACGGCACTTGGGGCGACGACCGAACGACTAACAACGATAACGAAGAGGAATGGGAAAGCTGGATTCTCGGCGGCTTCATGAGCCACGGCGAAGGAAACACGTTCTACGAGTGCATGGTAGACGGGTTTACCTATGGGAACTTCATGGGAAGAGCGCCGCGCCAGAGGGTCCTAAATTCCCGCACTGTGAACGCGGCGTTTGACCATTTGGGCTACGGAATCGCGTTTAGCACGTCTGATGACTCATGGGAAAACCGGAGCATTGCAATCGGCAACTACACCGATAACTGCCGACACCACATTGAACACGGCGGTAGGACCGCCTGTACGGAAATCGCCTACAGTCGGATCGGGCCGAACGCTCCGTTTGGGCATCGGTTAGACGTGCATCGGGAAGGGGCGAAGAAAACCGTGTGGCACCATTTGACAGTCGAAGGACCGCCGAGAAACCCCGTTCCGCGGAACCTGCCGGATGGGGATCGCCCTGCGGACGAAGACTTCAATTTCCGCGGAACGCCCTTAGACAGGCATGAAGTCTACGCCGTAGCGTTCGACTACGCGGGCGCGGAACCGCCCGAAACGTCGAACGATACGACTGATAGCGACCCACGCGTCACGATTGTACAAACCAATCAGGGGCTTGAAGATAGGTACACCTGGGCAGAAAACGAACGCGGCGATATTAACGAGTCCGAATACCGGGACTCGGACCTACCGGACACGAAGCCGAACGGAGAACCGACCTACATTCCGGACAACACGGACGGAATCAAAGGTTTCGACAAGGTATACTGGGTAAACCGTGATAACGCGTTCGGCGGTGCTGGCCCGGAACACGTCGGAGCGCCGCAAAATCCAACTGACGTATGGGCTCGAATCCAGTTCATTCGGAACGACAAAGACGCTGATAACACGTATTGGTTAGCCGCGAACGGAGAACTGGCTTCCGGCGAAGTGTCCCGAGAATCGCCCGAAAACGGCGAAGTTTCAGGCGGAACCAGTAGCACAGACACGTTCTATGCTAAGGGGGGCATTGCCGGCGTTGAAGTTGGCGAAGGCCTGGATCTAAAAGTCGGAAGCCAGGCAGTTGATCCGAACGACCTGCCCGATTTCGGTTCGGATGAACCTGAGCCGAGTCCGGAACCGGAGCCAACCCCTGAGCCGACGGACCCCGAACGGAGCGCAGAAGAAGAAGAACGGGAAATTCGGCTACAGTTCCGCGACGACCTAATTGCTTTCTTGGAAAACGACGACTTCTTTAACTAAGATTTCCTATGCGGTTTCTGAAAGACGATGCTACGACGCTACAGGTAGACAAGCAGCGTACAGACAGCGGCATCGATTTCGAGGTAGACGGGACGAACATCTTAGCGGCGTCAATGAAAGAAAAGGCCGGAAGCGCCCGCAGTTCCGGCAGTATGACCTTGGATAACCAAGACGGGCGCTTTACCAGCGGGTCGAAACCGATTCACATTAAAGACAAAGTGACGCTACTGTTACAAACTTCGGAAGCCAACACCAAATTCGGCGTCGGACCCTTTGGTACGGAGACCTTCGGCGGGACAGTCGAAACGACCGACTACATGGTAACAACCGCCACTCGGAACCGCCAGGGGGGAAGTCCCGAAGAGGTAGAAATCCGGCTGGTAGACTATGTTACGGGCGTCATGTCTGATCGGGACGTAGACTTCACGGAAACCAGGCGGCCGATTAGCGGGTCTCCGGGCGGGGTGTTGAACCAGGTCCTTCGCGACCATGCCCCGGAAATCGACCGGTCGAAGCTTCCGGATTTGCCCCAAGAAATCGACTACTTCGCACAAGGCAAAAAGCTAAACAAGGTCGTCGGAGAAATAGCCGATATTACTGCCCAATATTACGGACCGATAATCTTCTACGGCGAAAACTCAGCGCTTCGCTTCGTAGTGCTGGATGAACTGGTAGATCGCTTCGACACACCGATGACCCCCGACGACTTCGCGGGGGAACCAGTATCAGAGACTTCCGAACGCGGCATGGTTAACAACATCCGCGTAGTCGGCGGCATAGACGACCGGGAAAACATCACCGACGAACAAACCCAGGTTGATGATTACGTAACCGTCAGTCCGACAAACCGGTTAGAAACACCTTTGGAAACTACGAAGTCAGAGATTTCGAGGTTCGAAATCTACACGTACGCGCCCGACGGCAGCGGAGACGAAGTAGATAACGGCGTGCGTGTCCGCATTCAAATCGCCGACAAGCAGGATTCAGCACCAAAAGATCCCACGGACGATGATGCTGATATTATAAACTCAGCAGAGCAAAAGGTAGCCTACGAAACCGACGGGTTTACCGGCTTCCTGATGGGTCAACACAACATTCCGGACCGGGAAATCTGGATGATCATCGATTCCAAAGACGGGCCGGCAGGGTATGACGTGGGGGTGCAAACAGACGCGGATGGAAACGTGATAGCCCCCGCGTTCAAAGCCCATTTCCCAAAACCCGTAGGCGTCGAAAAGGACATAGACGACAGCGTAGACAAGTATGGGCAAATAGACGGACGGATACAGAACGACGCACTGGCAACCGGCGAAGCCGTGCGGAGTGTTGCCGAAGCAAAGCTGTCCCGTTCTGCGTACCCAACACAACGCTTCGAACCCGAACTACTGGATTCAGCACGGGCAAACGACCTGGATATAGGAGATAAAGTCACTATCAAAGGCTACGAAGACATAATGGTCCAAGGGCAGTACGTTGTGTCGGGCCTGAATTATACGATCGACGGTTTCAAGATGAAAACCGAAGCAACGTTCGAAGGGGTTGACCTACACTAATGCCTATCGACAAAGAACGGAGTGAACAACGCTTCTACCGCCGCCTGTTTTCGACTATCAGCGATCATAGGCGCAAAATAGACGAACTAAAACAGAACCGGCAGGAAACGAAAAGCTCAAAGAAGTTCCCCAACATATCGTTAGCAACACTAACCTTTTCGGACAGCACAAGCTCGACAAGTGTAGACGACCGCATAGCCGAGTACGGCCTACATAGGAGCGATTCGAACGGAGACTATGCTATCGGATATGACTTCGGTAGCTACAGTTCGGCCAGTAGCCGAGTCGATCAGTTCGAACGCTCAGCGCTCGGAAATTCCGGAGGGTTCGATTACAGGGACACGTCCGGGGCATCGATCGCCGAGAACCAGGGGTTCGGCACCGGAAACGCGGTCGAAAAAACCTCCGGAGGTCACTTCGCTACCAGCAACGGAGGACTCGGCGGATTCGGACGCAAAATCACGTACCTGTTTCGGTACAACGGGTCCGACCGCAACCGATACTTTGGGGCCGGTTTTGTAGATGGGGATAACTACTACTGGTTCCGGCTAAGCCCTAACTTCGCAATTGGCTACCAGGTCGGAAACGCAAACACGACCTTGGACTCAGCGACCCGCGACCTGGAAAACGGGTGGTACATTGTAGAAATGCATCACCTGGAAGAAGAACTAATCGCGTCACTACAACGCATCATGCCCCGAACGAACGACCGGACCCACGTTACATATTTACACGGAACACACAATAACCCTGTAACAGGCGGCACTGATCTAAACGTCTATGACGAAGGCGGCGGGTTTTACGACCGCTTCGTCACAGTCTAATTTCGAAGAAATTAGACCAAACGCCGCAAAAGTTTAATCACAAGCCGCTACAAAGTACTCTTATGACCGGACCCGGACACATGGGAACCCATTTCACCCCGAAACTTTCTATCGGCGAAAATATTGCAATCAAACGGATACCTGCTGAAACCCGGCTTCGGAACCTGCCGCACCAATACAAGCGGGGTTACTACCAGCAGCTTCCGGCAACCCAAGAGGTGCATGAGTCAAACACAACCGGAAGCGCGCTTCACGAACACGTCGCTGCGCTTCTAAACTTCAATAACACCCGGGCCAAACTGGATGATTACAGTGAATTGGAATTTGGCACCGGATCAGCGCCCGACGAAACCGGGTGTAGTGAACCGGTCGGACGAATCACTATCACGGACCCCGAAAACGACGGCGCTGTCTTTCGGATGTCCGAACTGGCGGACGAATACGAGCTAAACCCCGAACCGAACCCGGATTCTACCATTCCTGATTTAACCGAAATGGTAGCGTATTCGAGTAACAACGAAGTGTTCAACTACACAACGCTATCCGAACCCATCCAGAACAAAACTTCCGATTATGTCTTAATAATTAACGTTTCCCTCAGTATAGGGAATTAAACTTTTTCCTTAGTAGAATGAGTGTGTTTTGAACTATGTTCTGCCTTAGTTAACAGTTCATAGTTTTCAGATCGATTGTCGTATCTTATTCCGTTTTTGTGATGAACCTCTTTGTCATTCATTTCTTCAAGATCAATATCTTGGTTAACAGCATAGAAATGAAGACGATGATGCTGGATTATACTATAATCCTGGTAAAAAACCTCATAACCATTATCCATGTGCAAAACTGGCAGTAAGTCCCGAGGCCTTTTTCTCGGTTCAATATCGCATTCATACATCCCTTTTTGCACATTACCGTATGAGGTTTCCAAAATATCAGCGCATTCTGTCATAGAAAACCCGCGGCGAACATACAGGTGATGTAAAACGCGGGGGTCGCGCCACATTTCGCGGCGTTCTATGCCAAATTCTTGCGCATAATTCCAAACCGTAGCCTGATCACACCCTATTATTTCAGAAGCTTTCTGTGCGCTCATATCACAATCGCGAATTAGATATTGAAGCACGCGGGGATCAGCGTAATCTTTCCGCTTTTCGATTCCTAACTTGTTTTTCCAATATCTAACGTTTCCACGCGAACACCCAATTATATCAGAAGCCTTCTGCTGCGAAAACCCTTTCTTAACAATTAAGTAGTGCAACACGCGCGCGTCTTTGTATTCGTCTTTCATGCCCCAATTTGCACACACTCAAAGATAAACATTGCGATTAAAATTGGTTAGTCACTTTCATAAACTGTTAGCACTCAAAAAATCATATGAGCGTTTTTGCCAGTGGTAATCCATGGTTGTAAGAACTGAGCCAACCCACGGAGATCCGAACCAGCGACGAGATATTGACAGCCTGCGCTTAGCCGAAGCAATCGCCAATTCAGCAGCGTCCTACATTGTGCCTGCCGGAACGGACCTGCTGGTGTCTGCCGACGCCGAACTAAGCGGCGATCCGCTACAAGGCTTCGCCGAAGCCAACCGGAACGGGCGCACACTAACAGTCGATACCGGGGAAGCAACGTTCGGCGGTCACTATGTTGCATCGGACGACACGACAGTTACGGACTCGGTAACTGGTAACAACGTTCACGACGCTACAATCCCCGAAAACCGGAGCAACGAAACGGTGTATCTGGCGGTTGATCGAACCCGGACCGACCGGATCATCATAGACATTGATGAAAAAATTAATCTTAGCTCCGTTCACGCGCCACGCGTGTCCTTATTCGATGTTAACACAGATTCGTCTTCGATTACAAACGTCACGAATCAGCGAAACACGAAACCGACGCTCGACTTACGAAACGCGCGCTACGAAGGCCCCGAAAGCCAACCCGTAGACGAAGCGAACAAAGCCCAATTCCTCCGAGGCCTACAGCCTGATCAGTTCGTCCGATCGGACGAAGACGACACCTTAACCGGGGTATATCTCTTTACACCCGGCGGCGGTTCAAACGGAGTACCAGGCGAAGGAAGCGGCGAAAAGCTCCGGGTAGCCAGTGGGACCAGCGACTTCCTACACACTCAGCAGGGCGGCAACGGCAGAGTGGCGCTTACGTGGAACGCGTACTATGACGGCAGCAACGGCGTGTGGCGCTGTATCGTAGCAAACGAAGAAGCAACGATGTTAGGCCTGAGCAACCGCAACCCATCCGGTGTATCGGGCGGAGGTGTAGTCCGGGCGGTAGCATCACCGAAGAGCAACGCCGACGCCGAACTGTCCTGGCAAACCCGGACATTAGACGATAACGGAGACCTATACATCAACGGTGAACGGATGCAAACGATCCCCGTTCGTTCAACCGATCCGTCTGATAGCAACATTCCGAACGACCAAGCCGCGATTTACTTCAAGAACTAAGGTGCGTACGCCATGCCACAACCAATAGACGAAATCGTAGCCGGCGGTCGCGAAATAAACGTCTACGACCCGAACGACTTAGACGGCGAACACCTGGTAGTTGACCGCACGGGCGACACGGCCTTAGGCGGCATAGCCCTGGATTCGGACCCCTCAGCAGCGGACACGGACCTACGGGCAAAACTGGCAAACGGCGCTGAATACGGCGTCGTAGACGACCTACAGCGGCTTGTAGACGATTTCAGCGGGTACACGGTTAGTGAACCGCCACCTCCTTGGGACGTGACAGGGGGACCATACCCCTGGCAGGTCAAAGAACGCAGTTGGGCTTCGAACGGGCGCGTCTACCGGCTAATCGGCGAAACGCAAAGCGGAAGCCCAACACGCCACAGTCACGGGTCCATTCCCGGTGATGGGTTAGACGAATACTGTCCGTCCCCACCCTTCGATATTTACATCCGGTTCCGTATCTACGATAATGGAAACGAAGACGAGTTTTCGTTCCACTGGAACGCCGAATATCGGGACTACGACGGGTGGAAAAACACCTTCGAATACATCTTAGACCAAGACGAAGTGTTCATCGGGCAAAAAGAACCGAACGCCGGATTCAACCGGAACGACAGGGACACAAGCGCCAATATAACGGAAGGAGAAACGATAGACGCACATGTGCGGCAAAGAGCCGATGGGCATTGGACTTTTGACGACAGCAACGGCGTCAACCTGGATACGAGAAACGATGACCAACCCCCCGAAGACATTACCGACGACTACTTCGGTTGGTCGTTTTCAGTTGAAGAGTACGATGTCGTAGAAATTGACTACATTGAAATTGACAAGTAAGACCTGCTAATCTGTAGCTGTAGTAATGGCGGTCGTTATAACGAATAGGCATATCGGGATTTCCATCGTAGCTGTATTCATGTCTTTAGCCGTGGCCTCTTCGTTCGGATTCGGGGTGTATCCTGCCGAAGTCGCGCGCGAATTTTTGCTCTTAGCCGGCGGCCTGCTTACCTCCGAAACCGTCAGACTCGGCTACAGGACCGCAAAAGGGGACGGGTCACTCCTTAACCCCGAGGGTAACAGCAACACCGGAAATCAAACCGCAAATGAAAGCACGGACCAAGCAGGGTCAAGTGATAAAAACTAAACAGCCACAACGATCCAGTTTGAACTAAAGCCAAAGACAGCGGGACACGAACACTATGCGTAAAATGATACGGTACGAACGGGTCGAAGCAACCGGGAAAGACTACGGAAACGCATTAGCAGGCTTTAGCGTCTTCCTTACAGTCGCCGCAGTCAGTACCGTAGCGCTCGGAATCGCGTCGCCTACCGACGCCGGAATCACAACCACCGCAAACAGTTTCGCATGGGTAGGATACATTCTCTTCTTAGCTGATCGCCGCGAAGAAGAAGCACTAACGACTTTCTTTGCTTCCGGAAGCCTGCTGCTGGTTGGGCTCGGAACGCTGCTACTCGGGGGTGCTACCTATGTCCCGTCCCGAGCGCTAAGCGTTATTCTGATTAGCTCCGGCGCGCTTTTACTACTGATTTTCACGTCGGCACTCGGCTTCGTAACCAGTATAGCAATCGACCGCAATAAAATGGGAATCCGGGACAAGATCATTCCCCTGCCGATTCGATCCGCAGTTAAACAAGCGTCACGGGCCGGAAACGAAGCCTACAAACAGAAAAGCGACGAATAACGACACACAAGCCTTTTCCACCGCGCGCGCGTCCTGTGCGTATGGCACACCCATCGTCGCCATACGAAGCCTCGGATGACCATACCGAGGAACACGCACGCGAAGAACTATCAGACGCCGAAAGCGAAGCCGTAGAAGTTCTGAGCGAAGCACAAGACACATTACAGAAATCCGGAATGCACGGCGAAGCTTTATCAAACCACGAACACGTTGCAGGGCTTTGGTCCGCATTCCTCGGAGCTACCATTACCGCCGCCGATGTCGCCATGATGATGACCCAGGCGAAACAGTCCCGGGCAAAAATCGGCAAACCAGTTCGCGACCATTTCATTGACACGGCGGGGTATGCAGCAATCGCAGCAGGGGCGACAGCAGAAGGTTTCGGTCCCGTTTCGTTCACGCAGGCCCCCGGCGGGGACAGAAACGAAGACGGGGCAGAAGACAGCCCCGCAGAAATCTACAAAAACGGATGGGTTAAAGGCTACGCCGAATCGTTACGGCTTAACAACCTGAGCGCGAACTTCGACACTCCGGAAACCCGAATCGCCGCCGCACAAAAAGCGTACGAAGACAGAAAGAAAACTTCGGAGGAAGCATCACAATGAACGCAATTGACACCATAGAAATGATTTCGGAGGTAGCCGGTGTAGACCCAGAGGACCCGGACCAAACGTTAGGACGGGTGTACTTAGCCGGCCCCATCTTCGGAGCGCATGATGATGGGGAAACCTGGCGCTTAGAAGTTCGCGAAGCCGTCGGACACCTCTTCCAATTCGATGACCCAGTAGAAACGGACCCGGAGGAATTAGGCACCGGAAAAGTAGACCAAGGCAACCCGGAAGCAATCAGAAACAACGCACACAAAATTGTCAGTCAGTCGTTAGCCTCGGTGCGCAAAGCCGACGCGCTGCTGGTTCGTAACAACGGCATAGCGTCGCCAGGAACCGGCTACGAAGTCGCCGCAGCGTTCGGCTACATAGCGCGCTTAGAAACCGCCTTAGACACCGAAGAACCGAACGCATACGAACCGAACACCGGAGACAGCCCCGAACCGAACACACCGACAGTCGTATGGCATGATAACCCGCCAGAGTACGGCGTTTCCCCGTTCCACCACTTACTTACCACCTACGAAGGGAACGGGCGAAACAAGTGCCTGATTGCATTGGCAACCGCGTTAGCAAAATAGAAGTGCGCTGCTTCGCAGCGCACCGAGGAACGCTAAGGTTTAAGTTCGGGTAGTACGACAGAACCGTTATGATCAGCAAAAACCCCTCCTATAGAAACTATGGTCGGAACTAAGCCAGCACAGTTCGAGCGGTTTTACGCATACCTGTCCGACCGCGCCGGCATAGACCCCACTACGCCGAAATACGTTACCCAAACCGGAAGCGGCGGCTTCGATCAGGCATGGTCGGACGAAGACACCTGGTTGACCGCACACGAAGCGCATGAATACCTACAGCGCCACAAGAACGATTCAGGGCAGTACGGCGTTGCTATTGCTATCGAACCCGACGACCGGCTTGTAGCGATAGACGAAGACTTAGAAGACGCGCGCGACGAACCGTTTAAACCCGGCGGCCTGCGGGTCCGGTCGCGTTCGGGCGGCAACCACGTTTACTACGCCGAACCCGAAGACGCCGAAGAAGCAATCGACTTCGACGCCATAGACGCTCCGGGCGCGTGGAACATCGAAGGTCGCATTGCCGACTTCCGCGGCAGGGTTACGAAGCCGAAAGTCATGTTCGCGCCGGGGTCCTGGCGACCGCAGAAAGACGGCCTGGCGGCCGGCGATCCGAGCCCGAAAAACGGTCACACCGAGTACGGGCTATATACCGTAGCAGAGACGCCGGAGGAACTGGCGACGTGTACCATTCGCGAACTGCCGAAAAGCTGGCTACGGGCTAAAGCGCGCTGTGAATACGAAAACAGAAGGCGGCGCGAAGAGCAACGCGCGAAGTTCGCGTCACAAGCAGAACAAGTTGACCCCGACGAAGTAGACGGCCAAAGCGCACTCTTCGAATTTGGGCAAAGCGGCAACGGCGCGCGCCAGGCCTTCATAGCAACCGGCGGCAACCCGAACGGAGAAAAACAGCCCCACCCCATTCACGGAAGCGACACCGGATCAAACTGTGAATACGCCGCAACCGGAACCGACCTGATAACATGCTGGCGTCACGGCGTCACACACAACGCATTGACCTGGTTAGCACTGGCTTCCGACGATGTAACCGACAAAGACGCCGCCTGCGAAGCACTCGGCACCGGTATGGCGGGCTCCGGTGTCGGACCCTCGGAGTTTATTCAGAACCCGACAGCGCGATTCCAAGCCTGGAAAACGGCGAAACGCAAAAACCTAATCTCCGAGAACGACCCGGTGCCGTATCTCTGCCTGATGAAAGCGGCAATCGAAGCCACCGAACTTACCGAAGAAGAAATCTTCGACATAGACGACTACGACCCCGAAGACCCCGATAAACACCTGAGCGCACACCAATACAACGCAGCTTTAGACGCCATTGCTGCGGATTACCCGAACCTAAACCTTGGTCGCGAAAAAAGCGAAGGCCAAATCGACATCGAAGACGCTATGGCCGAAAAGGAAAGCGCCGATTTGATAGAACTGGTACAAAAAGAAGACGGAACCACGCGCGAAGCCCCTGTACACGCCACCATTCAAGGGTGCGCCCGACAAGGCAAATCCTACACGGTCATCGAAAAGGCAAAACACTTCGTGAACCAGGGGGCGCGGGTGGGATACCTGCTACCAAGTCACGAAGAAGGAAGGGCTACCTACGAGAAAGCGGTGAACTTCGAAATCAACGCCGCGTATGTGACCGGCAGGGACACCGCTCGGAAAAACTACGACGTAAACACAAGCAGTAAGGATTATCCGAGTGAAAGCGTGTTAACGCCGTGGGACGCTTCCGAAGAAATCCCCGACGACCGGAACCAGTACCACGCGAACATTCAGGGGGCCAAAACTGCGGACTTCGTAGTCCTGCCGCCCGAAAAGCTCGAAGCCGTAGAACCCGAAACCTTCGACCTGCTGATTACCTCCGAGGAAGCGACGACCGACCGGCTGTTAGCTATGCCAGTAAGCGTGTACAAAGCAGGGCGCGCGTCTGACGAATACGGACAAGATTCGTCTTCCTTCACCGCCTTAGGTCAAAGCTTCACCGGGTGCGCAGAAAAGATAATTTCGGACATCGAAGACCTGGAACGCACCGACCGGGTACACCAAGACATGAAAACCGCCGCTCAGGCAGTGCTCGACATCAAAGCAATCATCGAAAAATCAAACGTCTCCGTTTGGGGCGACTTAGACGAAGACGGCGGCTTCCAAGCAATGGTCCAAGCGATCCGCGAACGAATTGCTCGGGTGGAACCGGAAGCCGGCTTCCACGACACTTTGACCCGCCTGCGCAACCAGCAACCCAACCATTCCCGGAAGTTCATGAACGTGCTGTACCATGACACGGGAGACCTTCAAGGCGTCTTTACCTTCGATAACGGCAACCAGAAAGAAATCTTCGTAGTCGGAGACGTGACGCGCGTCTTTGCGAACCTGCCCGACGAATGCACCTACTGGTTCGCCGGAAACAACCTGCCGATGATGCAAAACGTTCACGAACTAATACACGGAGACGCGCCCGAACCGCTGCGCTACACCTCCGACTTCACCCCCGTAACCGACTGTATGAAAATCGTCCGTGTCACGGGCGAAAACGCTAATACCCAAAGCGCTGACATTCGCAAAGTCATCGAAGCCCTACAGAACACCGGGCGCTACAGCGGGCTGGCCTTCGCAGGCTCCGGGAAACGCGCCGCGCGCTTAGCAACACGCGTTGCCGACAGGGCGCACGGCGGTTCGATCCCCTTAGCGAAAACTATCAGCAACCTCCGCGGCGTCAAAGAGCAACACGAACTGCGAAACAGCGTCGCCCTGCCGAGTAATTCATCCTTCGCCGAAGGTGTGGACCTTCCCGAGTTTGACTACTCGGCAGTACACTCCGCGCGGTTCTCGACACCGCGGCAAAGTTACATCGGGCAGGAAACGGGCGACTACACCCTACAGCGAAGCGAACTGATCCGAGCAACCCAAAACAGCGCGCTCCGAGCGTCGAACGTTCCGGATTCCAACGACCCGACTTCCGCTACAGGGACCAATATCTCCGAGGAACACCCTGCCGGCGAAGTCCCGGCGCTGATCCCCGACAAGCACATTGACTCGGCGATCTTCAAGATGTTCGAAGCGTTCGGAATCGAAGTAACCGAACCGGTCGAAACGAAGGCCGAAGCCCTGGCGGAAATGAAGGACGCTATGGAACCACGTACCAAGGAAGAAATCATGGCTTCGGCCACTGACTTGGTAACCGGAGACGCGGCTTCCGGCGCGCCTGGTTCCGGCGCGCCTGATTCCGAGGAAGCAGGCAATAACAGCACGGTTTCGGCGGATTCACTGCTTGGAAAGCGCGCGAATCCGGTTACGGGGGGTCGTCGGTCCGACGACTGAAACAACCTGGATAGATACATCTATAGCGCGAACCTCTTTTTCCGGCAACTTTTGGGGCTAAATTCGTAGTTTTCGGGTCAACTTGTCAATTAGCTTGGTTGCTTATACTGATATGTCAGTCTAAGTAGCCTTGGGTCGATTTTGGTTGCTACAAGAAAGGGGAATCTGGTTCCCAGATTTCGAGGCAACGAACCAGAAAGCTTTGCCGCCTTGTCCTGAGCGCAGGCACTCAGGGCCTAACGCCGCGCGTTCTTTCAACATAGCCCGCGCGCTGAATAAGCATTCAACGCCCCATCCAGCGTGCGGTTTACGCTGGATCGACGGATTTATGCACTTCGCCCTGGTAAAGACGGGTGGGTACAAACCCATGTCCGAACTATCGATTGACGCGACGCCCGACGAATCGCGCCGTAGTAGCCGCACCGCGCCGTTTTGGAAGCCCGATCAGAACGATGGGTCCCAAATCGGCGGTGTGGTTATGTCGGGGGCCATGCTTCCCGGCTACGGCTACGATCAGCTACAGGGTGATGACTCCGACGAAGAGGCCATTACCCTGGCCCTGGCCGAAGACTTTAGCGACACGGTTGTTAGTGGCTACGGTGATGGGGAAGAGGAGATTTCGGTTACTCCGGGTACGGCGCTTAACGTTCCCACCCACGCGCGCCTACAGCAGCTTGTTTCCGAGGCCGAAATCGGGGACGCTGTAGTTGTGTACTGTGATGGGAAGTACAAGCCCGAAGGTGCGCAAAACGAGCAATACGTCTACGAAGTGTCCGTCATGGGTCCTGAGCAATGGCGTGCTGAGGACTACGAACACACGGGCCTTTTCGAAGCGGCAAAGGCGAACTACCAGGGTCCCCGAGGTGATGATCGCCGCGGTCGCGAAGGTAGCAATTCCATGCCTGCTGCTGATAGTGCCGATAACGCGGCGACTGACGGCGGCGTTGCTGCTGCCGGCGGTGGTAGCGGCCCGGCACCTTCGGACACCCGGCCTTCGCCGCAGAGTAGCGGCGAAGGGTCTACCTCGGAGGTTCCGGAGGAAGTCGCTTCGCTGGCCGATCCGACGCGAATGTACGTGAAGAACGTGAACGATGGGGAAGCCGCCCGGGCGGACCTGGCGAACTTCCTGGATGACATGATCGATGGAACCCCGGACGTGGAAGCCGTAGTCGAACACGTCGGCTTTTCGTTCCGGGAAGGCGGAGACATCGTTGCCGCGGCGTAACCGTAGGCTTGTAGTTTCGGCTCCGTAGCTCCGAAATAAATTTTTGTGGGTGCATTAATAAGGCCGGAGCCCGTGGCTTTTGGTATGGTTGAACCCAGGCCCCACCCGTGGGACAAGCACGCACATCAGGCGACCCAGGCGAATAGTGACGAAACCGAATCGGAAGCTCCGCCGGTTGGTCCGTCGGAGTTTCTGCCTGAAAAGGCCGAAGATTCGGAGTATGCCGAACCGCCGGGCGACTTCCTGGTTAAGGACATGATCGACCGGTCGGAAGATGGGGTTTTCGTCCGCACTGCTGGTTTCCATCATTACGACGTGCTCCGCGCGCTGATTTACCTTGAATTGGGTGAAAGCGCGTTGTTAGAAGACGCCTTAGCCGAGTCCGGGGACCGGTGGGGCGGGGTTGACGCGGATCGGTTGTACGATGCTGCGGCAGAACAAGCATCAGAGGAACGCGACGCGGAAATGGTGCGTGACGCGGTTGAAAACTTCTGCCGCTAAGCCGGTTTCTACCCCCGCCGATTCGGCCGCTTCGGCCCCGAAATCCTTATTACTTCGCGCCCTAATTCGCCCCTATGGGCATAGATGACTTCCGACTTTTGGGAAGCGCGATTTGTAAGCGCTGTAAACGGCGCTATAACGATGATTTAGACAGGTGTCCCTACTGCGGAAAACCCGCCGCTGATCCAGGTCCGGACCCCGACGACCCCGATGATCGGGAAGACTCGGACCCTGATTTCCCTGATATTGTGCCGCCGGCTTGTCCTGTGCGTTTCGACCGTTCGGCTTTGGGTCCACACCAATGACGCCAGGCGACGCGGGTGTAGAAGACACGCCGGTAGACGTGAATACGGAGCGCTTCAACGAAGAAGCGGTAGATAACGCGAAGACGGCGGCGCGGTTCGACGTACAGGCCGAAGCGTACTACCGGGATTACTTCGGCTCCGAAAGCCAAATCATCGACGCTGAGCGTCCCGAGGAAGGCGTCTATGAAGGCGAAGTGCAACTACGCCACGCCCTGGATTACGCGGGCGTAGACAAGGTAGTGCGGACCCCCGACGGGCGGACTGTGTGTATTGCGCAGCGGATTCGGAACTGTCGAACGAACCGCTGGAAACATCCGTTTACGCCGGCAGATACGGATTTCAGCTTCCGAGATAGGCCGTCGGAAATCGAACGCTATCGTACGGCTCGGGACCAACCTGGTGGCGTTGTGCCGCTGTATGGGTTCGGCGTTCGGGGCGCTCCGAGGAAGGGCGAAGAGGATACCGTACAACGGTTCGTACTTGTAGACACTGAATCGTTAGTGACCTACATTGACGCTGGAACGATTGTTCCGCGCGGTCCGTTCGATTCGCCAAAAGGCGGCGCTGCTGTCTATATCGATTTGACGGAACTGAAAGGCGGCGTTGCCGAAGACGTTATCTTAGAATCTTGGGGCAAAACTGACGCCCCCGATACATCCGCAGAAACCGCAGGTTCTGCGGATCAGTAGGACAGTTGAACCATTTGGCGGCGTTCCTCGGTTTTTAGTTCGTACTCGGCAACAGCGGTGGTTTGGGTTCGTTCGACGCCGTGTTGGGTTTGCTCTTCGTAGATTTCGATTCCGTCAGTGTCCCATCCGGCGTTTCGTAGTTGACTGTGTAAGGTCGGATTTGTCCCACCGTTGTAGGAAATGATCAGTTCGCCGGGTTGTGGCATAGTGATGACTTCTATTTGTTCGTGATATGGGTAGCTTCCGTGTAGTGCGTCCATAAATTCGTCGCTGGAAATTTTGCCTTTTCTGTAGGCCTTCGTCAACTGACGTACTGAAATAGTATCGTCCGCATTCGCGCCATTCATGCTTATTTCTGTGCGCTGTATCGTATTTTAAGCTTACTGTTTATAGTTAACAAGCCTTGTCCCGAAGGGTTTAACACGGCTCCGAACTATTAGTTGACGTATGGAATTGACTGAAAATCCCCCGACGCTGACCGAATTAGATCCTTTAGTTCCGGAGTACTTAGAAGCCGAACATATTGACCGCTATGATCCGGGCCGGCACAAGCGGGTTCAAGACGATGTACACGCGTCTAAAATCGGAAAGTGCCAGCGCCGGATGTACTGGTTGCACGAAATCGGCAAAAACCCCGAATCGTCTCCTTATTTCCCGCTTGGGAATATGCTTGAAGACTTTTACGGGCGGGCGCTCCGAGAACGCTTTGGCGACAAGCGGGTTCGCCAGGATGTCGGGTGTACGATTTTTCTGCCGGCACCCGGTCGTGAAGGTTGCATACGGATAGTCGGCGAATCGGACTGGGTTGTGTTTAACCAAGACGCTGCCGGCAGGGGTCATGTAGCTGTTTTGCCCGACGGGTCCCGAGTAGCGCGTTCTTCGTATGACGAAGAAAAGGAGGGCTACCCGACGGTTGAACAAGCGGAAAGTTGGGACGAATATGATGGATGCATTGACCGGGTGGTTGAAACGAAAACCACTACGCGGTTGAATTACTTGGACCGTTACAACCGCCGGGGGTACGATCCGGTGCATCTACAGCAGCTTACGACGTATCAACACGCGTTTGACGCGCCGGGGGAACTGACGTATGTCGTACGGAATGACTTAGAAGAGCGGCGTTATTCAGTGCCGTTAGACGCGTCTGTGTGGGGCCAGGTGAAGGCGCGTGCCATGACCCAATGGTCGAACCGTCTGAGCGATACGATCCCTGTTACGGACACTCTGAACGATCAGACAGGGTGTGAAAAAATGTGTCCGTTTGTGGATAAGTGTAAGAAGGTCGGCGGTAGCCAGTGGGATTCGGAGTAGCATAGCAAACCTTTTTGTTCGTGGCGCTGCTGGTTTGTTTTATGTCGTTTAACCTCAGCGGCGGAGGAATCGGTGGCGGTGAAGACATGGAACCACTCGGCGAAGATGAAACCCTGTATAGCCGTGCGGCGGACATGGATGGAATGTTGTTCGCCACGGTTGAAATCGACCCCGAAGCGTTCAAGCGAAACACTGTCCGGGGATACGTGTCGGCTTCGACGTGTTTCGCGAAGCGGCGCGACGTTTTGGGAATCTTTACCGAGTACGGCTACCGCGTGTTTCCTTGGAACGCGATTTCCGAACTGAGCGTTTCCGACGAAGAAATGAAGGCGGCGTACAACGAAGCTATCGAATCGCGCCAGGAAATGGAGGAACAACTGGCTACCAGCACGCCGTCTGATAACAGCGTGTTGGGTGGTTTGTTCGGCACCGAGGATTCGCCTGGAACGCCTGGGTTCCAATAGGCTTTTGTTTGCGGGGTTGTTTACGGTAGCGCATGGCGCAAAACCCTGCCGACGACCCCGCCGACTTCGACTTGTACGACATTGACTACGGGGTGCGCCAGGACCCTACTGGCGATCAAACGGCGCTTCACCTGGAACTGCTGGTAAAGGAAGACGGTGTTAAGCGGCGGAAAAAGACGGATGAATACCCGTTTCTGCCGTACTGTTACATCGACAGTGGCGCTTTTGAACAAATACCCTGGAATGATCCGGACTTCGGACCGCAAAGACGTGACTTCATTGATGAACCTGCGGCACCGGACGGGTATGACCGTTTGTGTGCTTCGTTGCCGAAGCACATTGGGCAAATCCGGCGCGCGCTGGATGAGATTCGCGACGACCGGGAAGCCGCCCGGCAGGCATTAGAATGGTCCGCAGAAGGGCAGGAATACGTGCATGAGCGGTTAGTCGATGACAGCACGGTGCGTACCGAGGAAACCGAAGCGTCGGACCTACCGCCCGGCGCTGTCTATTCGGAAAAGTCACAAGCCGACGTGAAGCGTAACGCTGCTGAGGTTTTGCATGACACCGAGGAACCGCCGCTTACTTATCAGGCCGATGTTCCGTATGTTCGCCGGGTCATGATAGACGAAGGTATCGCCCTGGATGCTCCGGACCCGTCTGACGTGCTATTCTTTGACATTGAAGTCGATCCGTCAGACGGTTTTCCGGAAGTCGAAGACGCGGATGCTCAGATTTTGTCGTTTGCGGCAGTTGACGGCAACGGCAACGAACACTTTATCAGCGGATCGGAAACCGAAATCTTCAACGCGCTGGTTGGGGACCCGGCAAACCGGGGGAACCCGCGGATCAACGACCGGGGCTTACTCGGCGACTACTTCGTGCTGATCGGTTGGAATAGTGAATCGTTCGACCTGCCGTATTTGAAAAACAGGATGGAAAAAGTCGGCGGCTACTATTGGCCGTCTTCGGAGATTATACACTTTGACGGCATGGGGTTGTTTCGGTCATTCAAGCGCGACCAACTGGATTCGTACAGCTTAGACGCGGTTGCTGAGGCCGAAGTCGGCGATTCTAAGGACATGGCCGAATCGGAAAGCTATCAGAACCTGCGGGAATGGTTCGATAGCGGTTCTGAGCGCCTTCGTGAATACAACCTACAGGACGCGCGGCTAACGAAGAAGATCAGCGACGAATACAGCTTAGTCGAAGCGACCGCGCGCGTCTGTGCTGAGGGTTACACCCGCATGTCTTCGATTACCTATGATAATGACGGCTACCCGCAGGTGGCGGTTGGGAAGGCCGTTGATTCGGTTGTGCTTCGCGAAGCGCAGCGCGTCGGTTATGTCTTCGGGGACCGCGGGCGCTATGCTGATACAGGTAAGTTTCCGGGCGGTTATGTCTTTGATCCGGTTCCGGGCAAACATTCGTGGGTCATCACTGCCGATTTCTCTTCGATGTACCCGAACATCATTCGGGCGTTGAACATCGGGGAAAACACCTGGATAGAAGACGGCAGTTCTCCGGTTAAAGGGGTGAACGAAGCTTTCGGGGCCGGGGAACGAAGCCGCGGCGGGTTCAACACCCCTGATAGCGAACAAGGCCTCTTGGCCGCCGCGACCGAAAAGCTGGATACGGTTGCACAGGACTACAAGGACCGAAAAAACAGCGCTCCGAACGATTCGGAGGAAGAAGCGGTTGCTGAAGCTATGTATATGGGCATCAAAAGCTTGTATAACAGCAGCTACGGTGTTGTGGCGTCGCCATTGCACCGTTACTACCTGCCGGGTATGAGCGAACATATCACTGAAACCGGGCAGTTCCTGATCAGGGAATGCGAACGCTTCGTTGAAGCCGAGTGTCCGGAAGTAAAGCGTGTGGTAGGGGGTGACACGGACAGTGTATTTATCGAACTGGCGGAAGATGACCCCGACGCTGAGCCGAAGGCCGTAGCAGCAGTAGCAAACACTGTCGTAGACAAGCTGAACGACCATATAAAGACCTTAGCGGCCGAAGACTTGAACGCGAACGCTGAGGTGTTGAACTTAGACGTGGATTACGTCGCTGATAGGTTCGTTCAAACCGACAAGAAGAAAGCGTACGCCTATCATCGGGTGTGGGAAGACGGGGAACCGTCGGATAAGAAGAAGGTCACGGGGCTAAAGTGCAAAAAGTCGGATACGATGGATGTTGCTTCCGACTTACAGCGCGCCTTGGTTGACGCGCTGCTTGAAGACAGGGACACGGATCATATCATCGAAGCGTTCAAGCACGCGGTGTACTCGGGAAGCTTAGACGACAAGCTGGTTCGGCACAAGGGTCTTGGGAAGCGGCTTTCGTGTGCGTGTGATGCTGAGGATTCGGAATCCTCAGCATGTGATTGTGATGTCTATGCCGGGAAGTCGGCCCATACCAGGGCGGCGAAGCAGTATAACCTGGCTATTGACCGGGACCTAATCACGGGTGCGAAACTGGGTCGCGGGGACAAGGTAGATTACATCAAATACGGGTCCGGAACGACCAAGACGGTGCATCCGGCGATTCGAGAAAACCAATTGCCGCACTTACAGTTAGATCCGGAAGATCCGAACCCCAAGGCGAACGATGAACCGTTTTGCTTCACGCCTGAGCGCCGCAAATTCTTGTGGAAAAATTACTGTCACAAGGCTATCGAACAAGTGAACTTAGATCCGACTAAGGGCGAACAATCACGCCTGGCGGCGTTCGCCTGAGCCCGTTACCTTCTGTTATTTCTTCCGAGCCTTTTTATTTACGCGGTAGCTATTGATATATAAGACATGCCTGAGCTTACTTGTAGCGAATGTGGTTCTGAGGATGTAATTGCTGATGATAATGAGAACTACTGTAATGAGTGCGGTTTGGTGCTTGAAGAGAAAGTAAATATCGACCAAGGCGAAGAGTGGCGCGCGTTTACCCCTGATGAAAACGACCGGAAGAAGCGAACCGGTCCGCCGCGGAACCGGCAACACTTGGACCGGGGTGTCGTTACGCTGTTTAATCCGGACGAGTACGACGGCACCGAGGAATTTAAAATGCGGCGTATGAAGCGGTTGAACAAGCGCGCCAAACACAACGAATTTAGCCGCACGCGCCACGTCGCCTATGACAAAATGCGGACCTGCGGCGGGATTCTTGAAGTCCCCGACGAATTTGTTAATCAGGTTATTGCTTTGTACGATCAGGTTGCCGATAAACATACGTTCCGCGGCAGGTCTATCGAAGCCAGCGTAGCCGGTTTGTACTATATTGTGCTGCGGATCAACGAAGTGCCACGAACCTACGAAGAAATAGCCGAAGCTTGTAATACGGACACGCGCGGGGTTAAACAGTCCGTCGATTATATTCGCCGCAAAATGGACTTGTCGATACCGATCCAGTCAACGGAACAATATGTTGGCCGGTTCGGAACGAAGTTAGACCTGGATACGGACACCCGGCTTCGGGCAACACGGATTACTAAGGAACTGGATGAATCGTTTAAGAACGGGCGGAACCCGTGTGGTATCGTTGCCGGGGCGCTGTACTTCGTCACGGACGATATTTCTCAGAAGCGAATTGCGGACGTTTGTGGTGTCGATCCGGTTACGCTTCGAACTGTGCTGTATCAAATCCAAGAGGAAGGGTTGACCGGCGAAGACCCGAAGAGCTAATACCTTAGCGTCCGAAGACGGGGCGTAGAAAATGACCCGAGAACCGACCTGGAATATGGTGTATCACGGGCGGCCCGAAGTCGAATTAGAAATAGAATTGCAAAAGCCGGTGGCGTATGAAGTCGGCTACGGAGACCTGTTTCCAAAGGTCAAAAACGAAGGTGAACGATGACCCTGGTAGTCGATACCCGGGAACCGACGGACTTGTACGGCATGGTTAAAGCGGCCGGGAAGTCGCGCGGCATAGATGTTAGTTACGAAGCCCTTGGTGCCGGCGATTATTTAGCCGGCGCGTATCTGATTGAACGAAAAACGTATTCGGATTTCATCGGTCGGTTGACTCAAACGGAAAACAGTATTTGGACCCAAGTTCGGCAGTTGAAAGCCGCTGCGGACGAAGAAAGCTTGACGCCGGTCCTCCTACTTGAAGGAGAATGGGAAGCATGGAGCCTTCGCGCGCTTCCGGAGGAAGCCGTCAGTGGCGCTTTCGGGGCTATCATTCGTATGGGGGTCATGACCCAACACCTGCCGTCTGATGTTGACACAGCGGCGTTTGTGTGCAAATTGGCCGAAAGCACAAGCAGCGGCGGCACCGATGCCTCGGCTATTCGTGACGCTCCGAGCGTCCCCGAAGACAAACGCCCCCGGTTCTTGGTTGAAGGCCTGCCGAGTGTTGGCCCCGTTACTGCGAAAGCGTTGCTTTCGGAGTTTGGCACGCCACGGCGCGTTTTCAATGCGTCGGAAGACGAACTGACTTCGGTCGAAGGCATCGGCGAAAAGACTGCTGAAAAGATCGACGCGGCGCTTAGCTCCTAATTCGCGCAACCGACGGATTTTTGCCTTTCCGGTTTTGACGAAGTGGTATGGTGGAAAAGACCCGCCACGACACCGAATTGTCGGTTAGTCAGTCCGAAGCGGCCGAACTGGCACAACTGGTTGACGGGCGACAAACCCCTGCGGCAAACGACCGTCTTCGCCTTGCAAAACGAAATCCGCAGTTCGACCTGCCGGCAGGCCGGCTTTCGGTTTCGGACTGTGAACTTGTGCGTGACCTGGTAGACGAAGGCTTCCCACAACGCGCTATTGCGGAGTACACTGGCGTTAGTCACACGAACATCGGAGTACACTACAACGGCGAATGCACGCACAGTTATGGGTGTGTGACTCCGGAACAATGTCGGTTGATGAACGACCTGAGTCCATCGATGTACCAGTACGAATTAGCAGAAATGTTCGGGGTGTCGGATGCCTGCGTTTCGAAGCACGTCAAAGAAAACTCGGAGTGTAATTGTGACCGTTGAAGCTTCCGGCCCGCCGGGTTTGACCGAAGAAGATGTCGAAGTTCTCCGCGTGGCTACGGAGATTGCTACTGCTGATCAGCAGATGTTTGGCCGGCCCGCTTTCCAGCGGGCTAATCTGAAAGTCCGGGAAGAGGAATACGAGTTTAGTTCGACAACTAAGTTGAACAATTACGACTGTGCGTACATCCAGGCGTTGTACGACCGCGGCTATTCGCCGAGTGCCATAGCTGATTACTACGGCCTTGGTATAAACCAGGTTCGCCGCCATGCGATCCGGACGTGTAGTTGTAAGTTGCGCCAGAGACACCGTGACGCGGTGCCGTAGCACCGGGGCCTGTAGTCCGGAACGACAGATTTATTAGTTACCCCGTATTCTACCCAAATGGGTCGAAAACCCATGACCGAATACGACTTTGCGTTTGTCGAAGCGGAAGACGATGGGTACAGCAAAGACGAAAAACTGGCGATCGTAGGCGCTCCGAAGTCGGATGTCAAATCAACGGCCTGGGGTGTGACGCGCTACCAGCCCTACTACGACCTGGATGATTTTAGTTGGGCTATTGCCGTTTCGCCGCGTTCCTACGAGCAAATCGAAGACGCGCTGAATACGGTTATTCCTCCGGAGTACAAACCGTTCGAAAGTTCGGGCTCCGGTGCCGTGACGCTTGTCCGCAAACCCGAGCGCAATCAATTCCACTTGGATCAGGCGGAATCCGAACAAGAGGCCTATAAGGATGCCTTCGACCTGCTGATCCGAGCATTCAGTTACGAGAACCCCGAAGCCGAATTTGACCCCGGCGCGCCCCGGACTAAGTACGTGTTCCGGCGCTCGGGTTCGGGGCCGCTCATGCTGATCGACCGTGCGGTCGAAATCCTCGAATCTGACGGCTTCGGTGTTACGGTTTTGGGGCCGGAAGGCGGCGCGCGCGGCACCGCTGTCGATCATGCCCTTTCGTGGGAATTTTCCCATGACCTTCGCGACTACCAGCGCGAAGCCGTAGACGCCGCAGAAGAAGAGGAACAAGGCGTTATCGCCATTCCGACCGGCGGAGGTAAAACCGTGGTAGCAATGCGCCTGATCCAGCGCCTTAGTCGTCGCGCGGTCGTGTGGGTCCACACCAAGGAACTGCTATACCAGTGGGCAGAAAACATCCGCGATTGCTTGGGTGTTGAACCCGGCATGATCGGAGACGATCAATGGTCCGAAGGCCCGGTCACTGTGGCGATCATGCAAAGCGTTGTTAGCCGCGGGCTTGAAGGCGGCGAAGACAAGGAACTGGCCCCCGAGGACTACGGCGTCAGTATCTTCGATGAGTGCCACCGAACCAGCGCCGCAGATACGTTCCACAAGGTTGGGCAACTATTCCCGAGTCACTACCGGATCGGGCTTTCGGCAACGCCCTGGCGGCGCGTTCAAGCCGAAGAGCTATGGATTGAAGGGGCGGTTGGTAGTGAAGTCTACAGCGTTGAACCCGAGCATCTGATCCGCAAAGGCTACCTGGCGAAACCCGCGTTCGACAGCATCACCCATGACGGCCCTACCCGCGAAGGGAAGCACGAACACTACCAAACGGCTTACAAGCGCTGTATCGCTGAGTCCGAGATTCGTAACAGCGCCATAGCCGAAAAGGCGGTTGACTTAGCGGAGACTGGCCGCCGGGTCATCGTCAACACGCGCTGGATCAGTCCCGCAAATCAGATTGCGGACATTGCAAACGAGATTGCGGAAGCGCGCGGGTCCGACGCGGTTGCCGAAGCTGTGTCCTCCGAGTCCGATAACCGTGAAGAGCGGCTACAGGACTTCGCCGACGGGGAAATCGACATTGTGGCTTCGACGCTGCTAAAGGAGGGTGTTGACCTGCCGGAAGTCAATGCGATTATCTTAGCGCACGGCGGGAAGTCGGATGTCGAAACCGTGCAAACGATCGGGCGCGCGCTCCGACCGAGTGGCGGGGACGATGCCATGATCGTTGATGTCGAAGATAACGGCATGTCGTTCCGTGATGCCTACTACCAGAGGCAAAAGTGCATGAACGATTACTATGGGGTCTTCGGCCCCGACGGCGAAGGCGGCGAAATCGACGCGGAGCAAACCGAGATAACGGCGGACGGGGGGCGTTCGGCTCAGGAATCGGTTGACGCTGCGGCCGAATGTCTACAGGCCTTCGTAGACGGGGACGAAGTGAACCCGTCTGACGCCGAAGAAATCGCACAAGAATTGCGCAACATTAAACTGTAGCCGCGGCGTTACCTTTTACCATGTCCGAAATTAACGATTCCGATAGTTGTGTGCGCATTCCCGCGGGTAGCGCCGGCACTTACATCTGGTTGCCGCGCGAAGCTATGGATGCCTGGCGCACCGTGTCGGGGCTACCCGAGCGTCTGATCGTTTCCGGCGATCCAAATGCGGGGGTGTTCGCACTGGAACCCGTGTCGGAAGACACCAAGCCGGTCGATTCCGAGGACACGCGAAAGCTATCGCCGATGGGTGCCAAAGGGAAGATATGTTGTGCGGCGGTCGTCGCGGCGGTCAAAGCGGCCGCAGGCGATCAGGACTTCCCGCTACACTGTCCGTACGAACTAACGGACGATGACCCCGAAGTGCTGATCTTTGGCGCTCCATGACTGTAGACCTGGAAGCGGCGGCACAAGTGCTGGTAGCAATCGGTTTTAGTGCGGTTCTAATGACGGCTACACTGCTGGTAGCGATATTCATCCCTCCTTTGGTCGAAACCCGGATACAACCGGCGGTTGATAAGTGGGTTACTCGTAAACTTCCGCCGGGATTCCGCAGCGGCTTCGCGACAGTTGCGGGATTTCTCGGGTTCGTAATCCTGGTAGCGGTGATGATTGCAACGCTGCTGTCCTTGGTTTGGTTTTTCTACCACCTCGGGGACACAACGCTGTCCTGGCTGTTTGGCTAAGGGCGCTGCTTCGCAGCGCCGGGAAAGTTTTTAGCCTCGGCGGACAGTACCAAACCTTATGACCTGCGGCGATAATAAAAACGCCTATGAGGCCATTCGGGAAACCGAACCGGAGACTGTGTTTAGCGTTGTTAGCCGCGACGACCGCACTTGTGATAACTGCTTCACGTTACGCTATTACTACGACTACGAGGGAAATAAAAGGCCGCTCGAATCCCGTAACGGTCCATACGATAGGCGCGACTTCCGAGAAAACGCACCCGGAGCGCGCTGTTTACACTGCCGCAAAGCTACAGGACAAACCAGGCCGCTATCAGCGCGTTCGGCGGAACGTTTTGCAACCTATCTAAGCCGCACGCTATCGGAGCTTAGCGTTTCACACGAACCTGCGATTTTAGTCTTCAACGTTGCAAAGAACACATACAGCGGGAATCCAGCCCCGCCGGATGAGCAACTGTTTCGGCCGGCGGTAGCAGCAGCGGTTTCCGCGCGGAAATAAGCAACACGCAAAACATAACCATGGCTACAGAACACTACCACCACTTGTTAGACGACCCCGGAGTAAGGGGCGTAGACGATGGAAACGACGCGGGGGATCTAACCGTCTTCGTAGAAACCCGGCGCTCAGAAGATGAAATCCCCGAGCGGCAACTGATTCGCAATCGCGTGCATCCAGATACGAACACGCGGGTAGTCGAAGCCGGCGACCCGGCGTGTCATACGCAGCATTTACACGTTCCCACCGATCGTTTCTCTGCCTCGGAGCGAAGCCCTAAGGCCCGGCACCGCCCTGTCGTCTCTGGGGTCTCGGAAATCAACGCGGAGCTTACTGCGGCCACTGGCGGCCTCTTAGCTCGTGTTGTGGACCCGAGCGCCGCAGGGTTACAGGCCGAAGAAGGTCAATTGGTCCGGGTGTCGAACATGCACGTCTACGGGCGGGAAGGTAACGCCGAAGTCGGCGAACCCGTCGTACAACCTTCCCCGATCGATGCTTCCAGTACCCCGCCTGGGAATGGGGATCAGGTCGGACAGTATCTCGGTGGGGTTCCCTTAGCCGACGGCACTCCGGTAGACGCTTCGGTGCGTTCCGTAGGAGACGATGAAAAGAACACGATTCATACGATCGGCAATATCAACGGTGTTGAAACGGACGTTTCCAAGGGCCAAGGCGTACAGAAAACGGGGCGTTCGTCGGGCTATACGCGCGGCACCGTTGAAGCCACGTCGGCGACCGTTAGGGTGGGGTATAGCGGCGGAGAAAAGATCGAACGCACCGATCAGTATGTGACTACGGCAATGTCGAAAGGCGGCGATTCCGGTTCGCCTGTCGTAACGTACATGGGTGATGGAACCACCAAGCGACCGAAGTTCGTGGGTCATGTCTACGCTGGTTCTCAGAAAGTTAGCCTGATAGACAAGGCGGCGAACATCCAGCGGTTGCTTGGAATCGAAGTCGTAACCGGGGGCGAAGGCGGGGGCGAAGGCAACGAAGGCGAAGACGGGAATGATGACAATTCCGATGCTGGTTTCATCGAACGTGTCGTTGCCTTCCTTCGCCGCTTACTCGGTGCTGATAGCGTGTCCCGAGAACCGCGGTTTGATTCCTCGGAGCGTGAACCTGATATAGTCGCTTCTACGGCTATGGCGGATTTTTTCATCGAATGTGAAAACAACGCCGAAGCCGTATTGAAGGAAGGTGTAAGCCAGGCGTTGATGTATGCAGGACACAATGAATCGGGGTATGGCGTTCCGATGCTTGTCTATCCTGATGACCTGGATGTCGATAGCCGCGAATTCTCAGCGTTGAAGGCCAGGTCTCCGGTTCAATTCCGTCCGTTTCCGAGCGGCTTCAAGTAGCGACAAAAAGCATCAGCGTTAAACAACCCACGCCGAAGATAACTCCGCTTAAAAAGCCCATTGTGAACACTTCGCCGACTGTCAGAATGGCGCACGTTGTAGCCAAAACCAGCAGGCAGGTTCCAAGTACCAGCGTTTTAAACTACTTCATAGCAAAACCAACACCGTTCCGATTGCTTCTACCGTCAGTCCGATTATAATTCCGGCGGTTACAGCCGCCGCTACCGTCGTACCAAACAGGAAGTTTGCGTACAACACTACACAAGTCAAAAGAGTTAATTCGATTAGGGTCGTAATTCTAATCATGCCTGGTAGTTACGAATGCCGTGTTTGCAATAAGACTTTCCCGTCAAAACCCAGAATGCGGGGTCATTGCTTTTCGGAGCATGGGGTTGATCCAGAACCTGAATCTTGGGAATCGCTACGCGCTGCTGAAAAAGAAGCTGCGGGTTGGGAATGCCGGCTTTGCAACGAACCGAGTGCTGTAGTCGGCCGGCTTCACGTTCATCACCTGATTCCGCGGCGTTACTTCGACGCCGAAGAAGACAGCCATTTTCGCGAAAACCTGGCGGCGGTTTGCGCTTCGTGTCACAAGACCTTAGAAGAGACAAACGACCGCTGTCCGAAATGTGACTACGAAATCAGCAGTGTGGGCTCTTTAGAGCCGAAGATAGAAGAAGAAGTACAGGCAGTCGGTGAACCGCTACCGTACAAGACGCTTGGCTATCAGTGTCCCGATTGCCGCGCCGTTGCGGATTTTCGCGATTGGATCAACACTAATTTTAACTCCGCTTAAAACCAAACAATAGGGTACTGACACTATGGTCTCCGAACACCCTATTGAAGGCCGCTGCGGCTTCGAAATAGAAAGCGGCGGATATTGCGAACGATTGCCTGATTCTGAGGATGAACGGGGCTACTGTGCGGTCCACCCCCCGGACGAAGAAGAGAAAAAGGCCGTACTGGATAGTATGGCGAAATCCAAGCAGGGCAACCAGAACGCCACTCGTCACGGTTTGTATAGCGACCGGGAAAACTATGTGCAAAACTTTCCGAATGCGGACGTGGAATTTATCGAACAAATGCACCAAGACCTGTGCGATCGGTTTCGCCGGATTCACGGGCGCGAACCCGACATGTTCGATCGGGAAGTCGCTCGGAATATAGCGATTGATTTAGAGCAAATACCGAGTGCGTACAAGTACGTCAAAAAGCAAACCTGGGTGCAAAAGGAAGAGCGGATCGAAGAAGGTACGCTTTTCTCCGATGATGTTCCGAACATCCTGCTGGATGATATTCGACAGCAAAACGAAAGCGTGATTAAGCGGATGAAAGACCTTGGGTTGCTGAATGACCCTGAAACCAAGAAAGCATCAGCGTTAAACGGCGATTCTTTGGCCGAAGCGTTTGCGGACGAAGAGGTTTCGGATTCGGACCTGATCGACGTGGATTTCAGAGACCTGTCGGAGTCCGAAGAAGCTGAGGACTCCGAGTAATGCCGACACAACGCCACTTACCGAATTCTGATGCCGTTGTAGAGCGGGCAATTGCGAACAATTCCATCGTCTTAGACCCGGATACGCAAACCCAAGCTGAGTTTTTCGCGAACGTGCGCAAATTGCCGCGTTCGGAGCGCGTTCAAGTCTTGTTCGACGCCGAACCCTTCGACTACCAGCGCAAAATGCTGGATGTCAACCTATGGTCGGACCATACCCGGGTTGCGTCCCCGATCGGCCGCAGGGGCGGAAAGACCTACACCGGTTCGGCGATAGCGGCCGATGCTGCTGTAGTCGCCGCGGCAGGTGATGATACGGTTATCGCCGCGCCTTACCAGCGCACTGCTGATGACATGTTTGACGAAGCGACTTCGTGGTACGAAAACAGCCCGTGGCCTGAGCGCTTCGATATGGATTATCGCGATTTCTTCGGTATTACAGTCGATAACGAACGGGAATATGAATTTGAATCAGGGTCGCGACTACAGTCGAAAACCACTGGAAAGAAAGGCAAACAAATCCGGGGCATCGGCCCGCGGGTTCTAATGGTAGACGAAGCGGCGTTTCTAAATAGTAATAAAATCTACACGGAAGTTATCACGCCGTATTTCGCCACGTTTACCGGCGAAGAGGCCGAAGCTCCGACTTCCGAGTTTTACCTGTTTAGTACTACAAACGGGAAACAGGGCTACTTCTACGAAAAGTCGATTGACGCGCTGGATATAGATTCTAAGTGGTTCCGGTTCGACTGGCCCTCTTCGATTAACCCCATGATTTCCGATGAGTGGATCGAAGAGAAGCGGCAGGAATTAGACAGCACGGCCTTCGAAAAAGAAATTTTGGCCGAATTTACCGACGAAGGCGACGTATATATTGACCATAGCCTGGCAAAATCTCAGCAGGTCCACACCGCCGAAGACGAACCGGAGTTACTACAACCGTGTTGGGGCGGATTAGACCCGGCCCGCGGGGGCGCGGATGTCATGGCCGCTGTCCTTGTAGATGTAAATGGTACTGTAAAAGTCTTTGAAACGAAAAAGGAATCTCCGATCCCCGAAATCGTAGGCACTATGAAGCAGATGAACCAGGAACACGGACCTGATCAAATCTATGTCGAAGGAAACGGGGTAGGCGGGGGGGCTATCGACTTCGCCGAAGAATACGACATTTGGAATGTCGGAGAAATCACTACGACCCTGCCTACCAAGTCGAAGATGTACCAGATTCTGAAAAAGCGGCTTGAAGAGGGAACATTGACCCTGCCGAAGCACAAGCTGCTGATGAACCAGCTTACCGACCTGGATTACACTACCACACCCGCAGGGCATACGAAGGTGTATCATCGTGACAAGAACACGGGTGATGACATTCCCGACGCCTTAGCCATTGCCGTCTATGCCGCGGGTGGGTATGAGCCGACTTCGCGACCGTACAAGACTAACAGCTACGAACCAGTGGTTGGCTAAACGGAAACGCCGGCTTTTAATTAGCTACGACCCGGTATTATAGTTAAATGGCACGTCTTATTGATGAACTTCGACAGCGCTCGGGTGAACTGACAGCAGAATTAGCGCACCAAGCCGAAGAAGTCATCGGCGGAATCCCGGACCCGCAAACCCGCAGTGGCAACGGGTACGGCGCTTTTTCAAGCAACACGCGTGTTGAACGCAAAGCCCCGGACAAGGATCAGACACAGCTATACCGGAAGCTGTACCGCCACGACCCGTACATCAACGCCGGAATCGACTTAACAGCCGGCGAAGTCGCCAGGCCCGGCGGTCGAATCACTACAGACGATGATGATTTGACCGAAGCGCTGCGGACCTGGGAAGAGCAATGTACGATCTACGCCGGGGAATATAATCAACCGCTCAGCGGCCAGCTTTGGTTAGACGCGCGTTCGTTCCTCCTAACCGGCACCGTCTTAGCAGAACACATTTACGATGACCCTGCGGACCCCGATGCCTTCACTGGCTTTCAGTCCATCGACCCGGTTACGGTTGACTTCTTATGCTATCCCAACACGTCGCGCCTGATCCGTCCCGACGAAGCGGGGCAGAACCTGCCGAGTGGTGTCCCGAGGACCGCACGGGGGGAAGCAGCGGCGTACGTACAGAACTTGGGGCTTCCTGCGGGTTCGACGTATGCAACCGGGTCGAACAAACAAGCCGATAGCAGCGGCAATGTGCCGCTGTCACAACGGGACGTGACCAAGATCGTTCGAAACCCGATGCATGGCACTCCGAACGATCACACGGGCAACTATGACTTTGGAAACGAAAGCGCTGTAGACGGTGATGTCCGGGGCATGTCAATTGTAGAACCGGTAGCTCCGGAAGCGATCAGGCTACAGAACCGGAAAGACGACTACAACGCGGCGTTACAGAACTTAGCCTACCCGCGCGTGTTTATCACGTTCAAGCAGGTAGAACTGCCGAGTGGCGACATTCTGGAATGGGAAACCGGGCAAATCCAGGCCTTTATCAAATCGCTGCGGCAAAAGGGGGCCGGCCGCTCCGGGTCCGACGGCTGGAAATACAGCCGCCAGGCCGATGCACAAGGTGTTGGGACCGCCGCGACAGAAGACTACACTAATGACTACAGTTCGGCAAACAAAGGCGGGTCCGGTTCCTCCGGATTCAATTCGCCCGGCGGGATTTTCGGTATGCCCCCCGGTGTCGAAGCCGAAACGAAAACGCCCGAAGTCCCCGACATAGACGAAACGATCGACCGATCCATTCAAACGATCTTCACGGGCATGAACGTTCCCAAAGCATATGTTGGCTTCGGAGACGACCTAAACCGGGACGTGACTGAGCCCCGAGTCGAGCAATTCAACCGCCAGGTAAAGCGGATCAGGAACCACCTTTCGGCGTCGTACACCGAAGTCTACCGCAAAAAGGCGAAGTATCTACTCCGCCGCGGCGTAGTCAGTGGCCCCGAAGAAGGAAGTGCCGACTACAACGAACTGCTTAACTCGGTTACGTATGCGATCGAATCCGACGAATCGCAAAGCCCGTTAGCCGACGAAGACTTTGACGCTCAGGAATGGTTGAATTACATGAAAGGGTGGCAGGTCTACATTCAATCGGGCATCGATTCGTTCCTACCGCCGGAACACGTCTTAGAAAAAGACTTGAACCTGGATGCTAACGAAATCGAAGAAGCGCTACAGGACGTGGCGGCGGCGATCGAAGCCGCGGATAGCGAAGCGTTGCAAAACATGCGAAACGCGGCGAACGAAAACGGGGAAGCCGGGCCGCCGGCCGAAGGAGACGTGTCTGATCGGGTAGACCAAGGCGGCTAACCTGAGCGTAGCTCAGGTTTGCAAGGAGGTGCTGGCACCAAATTGGTGCCAGGACGCGGAGAATGGTTTAAGTTTCGCCTGCGGGTTCCAACCCTCGGGCGCACGTCACGCGCCCGGATTTCCACGCAACGACGCCCCGCGCCAATTCCGTGTACACTGGCGGCGAATATAAAGGCTTCGGTGCCTTCCGGCCCTGCCGGAAGGCGGTTCCGGAAGCTTATTGTACGACAGACAGCAACGATAAAATCCCTATGTCGGCACAAACCTACGAACCGGACTGTTTCGTATGCAAAGACGGCGGCACTGCGCAAAAACACGGCTGTAAAACCGTGTGTGCGGACTGTGGCAACACGATCTTGGAATGTGGCGCGTAAGGGCGCTGCTACGCAGCGCCCGGGCATTAATAGCCCGAACCGGCGCGACTACCCGGTATGCCTGATTCGCCGCACTACGAACCCAACCCGCAGGAACGCGACCCGATGGGTAACAGCCAGCGTCGCCAAATCAAAGCGGACATGAAGGGCAAAATCAAAGAATGCCCCTACTGTCACAACGCCTTTCCGCTGAAACTGGCGGACATAACGTGTTTATTCATGCCAACCCTTAATAACGACCCTACCGATTATGTATACAAGGGCTCAGACGGCGAATGTCCCGAGTGCGGCCGATTCGTTCGTCTGAAAGACCTGCGGGAAGCACACCCATGACTGAAACAAACGGCTACGAAAACGGAAAAACCGAACGCTCCGAACAAGGCAACGACCGCGCCATTACTACGGTCGATGACTTTGTAGAAATGTACGAAAACGACCGCAACACCGGAAGCCGCGCCCTCGGTGCCTACTTCCGCGACGCGCTGGATCATACCGAAGAGCGCGAAAACGGGGAAGTCACGCTGTTTGGCCTCGGAGACGACAAACGGCTAAACGTCACAATCAGCGTCCCGATCCTGAGCAAAATTCCGATCCTCGGGAACCTATTTACCAGGTCCTTCGACATGACCGGATATGTAGCCGCCGCGATTCTCTTCGGCGAACTGTGGGAACAAGAGTATCCGGTTGACCGGGACGAAAAACACGAAGCCGCGGTGTTGCTCCGACGTTTATCAGCATACGCCGAAGAACCGGAAACAGGCATGACTACCGGCGCGGGCTCCGCGATTGCCGAAAACGCGCGCCACGTTGCCGCCAGTATTGACCCCGATTTGGACCCGGAAATCAGCGAATAGTCAATGTCTTCATGGCCGCTACGGTGCGCTAAGCGCAGGTATGTCAATGGCAACTTACAGCTTCACGAACTGGAACGGGCAGTAGAAATAATAGAAGAAGTCGAACGCGAAGACAGTAGCCGGAACGGTATTCCACAATGGATAGTCGGAGGGAACATTCCTCCGCATTACCCGTAGCCGTCAGTGTACGATTTCGAGCCCGACGAAATACGCTACGGGCAACCCGAGCAAAATCACAAACAGCACCAAACCAGCATCCGTCGGACCCAACCGCGTTTTCTCGGCAATCAGGTCCCGGACAAACGCCAGAAAGCGAAACAGCCAGTAGAAGGCATAGGCCAGCGTCGCCATACCGATGCCAGCAGCGCCAATGACAAACAAACCGGTTCCCAAGGCGTGCCAAAAGTGCAATGGTGCAACGGACAACACGGGTAACATAATATTTAGCTACAGCAGCATCTGATATAAATCTATGTCAGTAGCTTCCGGCAGTTCCGCCGATTACAACGTTTCTGATTTGTCTTTGACCGCGGCGCTCAGCAATGGCGATCCGAGCAACACGACTACGCTCAGAGAACGGAAGTACCGCCCGGCTTTGACGCGCCGCATAGACGCGCTAATCAGCGCTGTTAGGGAAACCGTAGCCGCGAACGATGCACTCGGCATAGAAGACCTGGAACCGCTACCAGGGCAATCTAATCCGTCTTCGGCCGCCTTAGCACAAGAAGACTTCAACCCGAGGGACTACTTCACCGGTTCGCCAGGGCAACGATTCGACGCCTTCATAACCTGGTTCGAAAACCAAGCCGAAGCCGGCGTTTTGGAAGCCACGTCCGACGAACAAATCCGCTTAGGACAGCACTACACGGCTAAATACATTCGCTCAGCGGTGAACAAAGGCGAAAACTTTGCCGTTGCCGAACTACAGAACCAAGGCATCGATGTCCCCGCCGCCGAAGAAACCGACGGCGTGTTGCCCCGCGCCACACGAACCCGCCTGCTAACAGAACTATACGACCGGAACTACCAGCAGCTACAGGACGTTACCGAGGACATGGCCGAAGAGTTACGAAACGAGTTAACAATGGGCAAACTCCGTGGGGAAAACCCGCGGGACATAGCCACCGAAATCAACGGGCGAATCCGAGGCATCGGGCGGTGGCGCGCGGAACTGATAGCCCGAACCGAGGTTCTGTATGCCCACAACCGCACTGCGGCCGAAGTCTACGGCGAATGGTTCGGACCCGAAGCCGAAGTGGGAATCAGGCCCGAAGGAACCCGGAGTAGCCCCGACGGGCCGGCAGGTCAATCGCAGAAGATTTTGGAACACGTAACCGCAGGGGATCTTCGTGTGTGTCCCGAATGTCGGGCTTTGGCGGGTTCTACATACACGGTTACCCAGGTTCGGAACAACCCCGGGGATTACATGCCACCTGTTAGCACACACCCCCAGTGCCGTTGTGTTGTAGTTCCTACAGGTTCAATCGCGGGCTCTTAGCCACAGATTTATTTACAGCCGCGATTAACAAAATCATATGATTACTCGTCGCGAACTATCGAAAGGAATCGCCTACAGTGCCGCCGCTGGCCCTGCGATCAGTCACATGGTCGGAATCGGCGAAGCCGAAAGCAAATGGTCCGACGGACCCGTGCAAATCGAAGAAATCGACTACGAACGGAACGGGGCCGGAATCATGGTCCTGGTAGACGTGCGCAACCAGGGCTTTGTCCGCCGGGACGTGTCGTTTGAAATGTCCGTTCGGGTAGAATCCGGCCATTGCACCGAGGCCGCAGAAACCGAGGAAACAGTCGGCCCCGGACACACGGAGACGCTGGTACTACACTACAATATCGATTATGAAGACATCGGAAGCCCAATGTCTTGTCAGTGGGACCTGGAAACCAGCCTCTTTTAGGTCTTTTACTACCGTAAAAGACTATTACCGGCAGGAAGAGTTATTAGGTGCCGGTCCGAAGGGGTAGGTATGGCTACAGAACAGCCACAACGCGACGAAACACCCGGTGAACAAACAGCAGAACAAACCAGCAGCGAAAGCAGCGGAAGCCGACGATTCAGCAGGACGCGCTTTGTCGTACGTTTGCTGATCCGCACGGTTTTGGCTACAGCCATTGGCGTGACGTTTGTTAACGTGTTAGCAGGCGCACGGCCTGCGGGCGTTGAACCCGGCGTCATGGCCTTTGCCGTAGTCCTCTTCACACTCTTCGCCTACTTCGGGCTCCGACGGCTCGGAGTCTAAAGGCGCTACTTCGTAGCGCCTGGGTGCTGCTTTTTTGGACAGTTCGGTTTTGAGCCGTTGCTTCGTGCGCTGAATAAACATTCAGCGCAGAGGTGTTGCTGGTTCCGTCGAATCCAGGGCCGCCGCTCCGATTACCCGACCTACCAGATTAATTACTACTACTTTAGGCGCTCAGGCCCTGAGCGCCTGGTTTCTTCTATGTACCGGCAAAGGCTTCCGGCTTATCATACCGATTTTGGTTGCTACAAGAAAGGAGAATCTGGTTCCCAGAATCCGAGTCTATGAACCAGAAACTTTTGCTGGTTTCTAATGACCC